CTTTTTTTGAGTTCAAAGTTGCGTCTTTTTCTTCAAAAACGTATGCACAGATTGCATCGTAGAGTTCCAACTTCTCTTTACTTTTGAGTGTGGAGATGGCTTCAAAATAATATTTTTGGAATGTAAAGCTGTCTCGTTTTTTGTCCATACTCAATCCTCTTTGTAGCGTTTGTTCCATGCTTCGATGGCTTTTTCCTTGCCAAATGTTGCAGAAGTGCTCACCCCGCATTTTCCGCAGACTACCCAACTAGCCATGTCAACATTGAGTGGATGAATCACTTTTACAGTTGGCGGTTACGCACCGCAGAACGGGCATCTCTTAAGTTCTGTCATTTTCTGAACCCCTCTCTCGTTCTCGTGATTCGCTTATGCGCCTTTACAGGTCTTGTGCCTTTGCCGTACGCTGGTCGGATATGTTTTGCTTTAATGTATCCACAAGGTGGCTTCGGCCCAAAGTCGAAAAGGCTCAAGTCCATAATGATGATGCCAAACTTTTTGTTTGTCATATTTGTTCCTCCACAGGCGGTTCTGGCATATACGCCCAATATTCAATTTTTGAGTGATGCAAACAACACCCGTTATCGTTCATCCAATCAAATTCTGGCATTCCATGCCGAAGGTCTTTTACAAGTCCTCCGCATGACACAGTCCTGTCTATCTTCCCTTTGAAAAAATCAAAATACAGCCCAGACAGCAAAATCCTTCCAGATGAAAAGTAGCCATTTCCATTGTCAAACAGTGGCGGGTATCCTTCTTTTTTAAGAGAATGCCAAACAATTTTGCTCTCCACACATACCACCTCATACCATCGGGAACGCCATCCAATGCGTCACCGTCACATCTTTCGGCAGTCTCTCGCCTATCTCGTCCCAGAACTGACCGTCTGCATAACAGCCTAAAAAGTACGCTGTCGGCGAGATTCCTCGCAACATTTTTCCATCTTTATCACGCCATGTTGTCTTAGTCGCAAGCAACAAAGGCTGCGTCCGCTCTCGTGGCTGCTCGCTTGCCGGATGCCAAAGTGTGTTACTCATAACCTGTTCTCCATCAAAGAGCCACAGTTCGGGCAGTAGTTCCAACGTGTGTGATGATTTTTTGTGTGGCATCTGCTACACTCGAACCTTGTGAACGTATCGTCCTGTACAATCCATTCAGCGGTACGCTCTAGGCTGTCGGAGCATTTCCCACAACGTCAAAATGGCATTGCCAATACCGCAAGCACAGCATCTAACTCCATTGTAATTCTCGCAGCCATCGCAATATGCTTTCTGGATTCTTTCAATAAGTGCGTTTCGTTCAAGGTATTCTGGATAATTAGCCATTGTCTTTCGCCTCGATTGTTGGCGCAGTGTCGATGTAGTCAAGCACATCGTCTAGCGCGTAGCCCATGTAAGCGTACTCGACAGTAAACTCTTGCTCTAATTCCTGCATCCATTCTTCAATGCGCTTCCGTAGTGCATTGGCATCAATCGGTCTAGCTTCCATTGCTCTTTCTCCTTTCAATCTCATTGTAAACCGCTTTGTAGAACGCATCCCACGTCTCATAATCACAGGAATCGCCAAAGCCAAAACCCGTCCGCTTTCGCTCTGCAATTTCGCGTTCAAAGCAATCAAGAGTCTTGTCCGTCAGTTCTGGCAGGAGCGGTGTGATGTATCCGCAGACAAGGCTAGGCATATACGACCGTCTGCCCAAGCAGTAGCGGACAGCACAGTTGCAGACCGCTCCAAAGTCGTCATTGGTGGGGTCTACTATGCCTTTCAGTGCATCGTCCTTTAAATCACACTCCTTACACCCAAGAGAAATTGAAAAGCTACGAAAATCAATATCTGTACATTTTTTACGTCCGCTTTCAATGTCTTGTATATAACGAACGCTAACGCCAATTCGGTCAGAGAGTTCTTTTTGCGTAAGTCCCATCCATTTTCTGCTTGCCTTAATCTTCTCCCCTGCTGTCATCTTTCTTCTCCCATTCCTTGCAGCCGCGTTCGTCCCACACGAAGTCTGCAACGTGTTCTGACTGGTCGTTCACACATACACCCTCCGGCTCTGCGTACCATTTGCAAGAGCCGCAGGACGGCTCGGATTTGTTCTTACAGGATTCTGCTGTGCATCGGATAGCTTTGCCAGCAGAGAATTGTTTGATGTCCATACAAGAACAATGTTCGGTGGTGCAGTAGAAGTTCATTCCTCTATCTCCTTCCATCCGACAAACTCGCATAAGCCAACAGTGTTATTGGCGCAACGATGAATGAGAACTTTATCGCTTATTTTGAATTTTGCGATAAACCCAATTTTGCTTTCTTCCATTTCGTTTTCAAACATCCAATCAACAATGTCTTTATCGATTCTGACATCGCCTTCGTCCGCCATGGTTGCAAAGCACTGTTTGCATCTATAAAGAGCGCACTTTTTCATAATCTCTGCCCCCTCTTTCTCCTTCTGTTGGCATTGAACCGCCCGATCACTCGCTTATACTCCTCATAGCACTCCGGGCACAGGTCGCCTGTGTCCCTGCGCCACGCCCAGTCCTTGAAGTATTCGTCAGGGTTCATCATCCTGCCGCCAAGAACCGTTCCGCAGCGGTCGCACACTCGCTTGTGGTAGATTCCTCTGTCAGTTTGCATTAGTTGCTCCTTTTGCCAAATTTCTTCTGCATCTTGGCCATCAATGCTTCGATACGATCCTTATTTCGTCATATTATCGCCGTGAAAAATTAAGATTCCGTTTGTTTAAAGAATTCTTTCCATTTGCCGCACGGAAGATAATGCCATTCTCCGTAATCATCATCGTAGAAATCCGTATTTATCGCCAAAGTACCATCTAATTCAACCTCCCCGAAATAATTTTCTCCTTTTTCAAATGAGCCGTTATCATTGATGCACAAAAATTTATCCACAATATCCTCCTTCTTTTCTGTGTATTGACGCCTTCACGTTTTTTGGCTTACTACCAATAGCTATTTTCCATCGATTGCCACCTCTCTATATTCCACGTCAATCCCTTTCGGCAAAGCCGTCTGGTACTTCTGTGCCAACTGCTCTGCGCTCTGGGCATCGCCCAACGGCTGTTCAGGCGGTGCAACGGTGACTTCCACGTTGTCACGCATACCAAAGTAGTTCTTGGCTCGGAAAATCCACTCTGCCGGGTTCTCCTGACCATACATACCGTTGTACGCCCACATGGACTGCATTTGTAGAATCAGTTTCAGGATGTATTTCTGCTGCAAGCTGTCGTCACGGCGTTTGCCTGTCATAATCTGTCTCAGGCTAGGCCATTCGATGCCCAGAACTAGTGCAATCCATTCCACCACAGGGGATATTCTGGCTTCGATGCAAGCATCAAAGAAGAAGTCAAGACGTTGCTGCACTTCAATCGGGTTGTTCATGTCCACGCTCGGAAGGTCGCCAAAATACTTTGCGGCAATCATTCCGACAACTTTCTTGTCCTCTTCATCGCCGATTCTTGATTGCAAATCGCCAGTATTCAGCATCTTAGACCTCGTGATTGCTAACTCCTGCTGTTCTTTCACCTTTTTACTCACCTGTGAGCGGATAGATTTCCGCTTGTTAAGCATCTGTTGCTTCTTCTTCTCACGCTCTTTTTCACGCTTCACGGCGGCTTCTTCTTTCGCCTTTTGTGCTCGCTTCTCACGCTTTTTCTTTTCGGCTTCTGTCAGCGGCGGTCTGCCACGACCACGCTTTGGGGGTGTTGCCAAGAGTTATCACCTCTTTATTTTTGTTTTAAATCCATTCTTGCACCGCAGTTCGGGCAATAGTTCGCATAATTACGGCGATTTTCTATCGCTTCTTTCAGAATGTTTTCTTTTTCTTCTCTTATATTCCATTCGTATGTGTATTCTTCACCATCCGGTGCGTATAAAGTTTTCGACCACACTGTATAATTGTTCGGATGATGTTCTCCACACAACGAGCATTTCGCCGTCACATAGGCTTTTAATTCTCGTTCTTCTGACATCGTGTCCATATAATAAGCATCTGGTGAAAGTTTCCAATATCCGTGTTTTAACTCTGCATGTTCTTCCATGTTCTCACCTCTTCATCTTCGTTTCGATGTTTCTCAGTTCCCGTGCAATCCACAAGATGGAGCAGCAGTTGTCCCACTGCCGCCACCAAGCGCACTTTTCTTTCTCGCATACGCACCGACCAAGCGGATTGCTGGTCATCTTCATCGGGCAGTAAAGCTCGTTGTCCATCATTTCCACCCCATCACAACCGCCGTGCAAACAACCAGGCACACGTTGATAAACAGCCAGACAAGCATTGCCTGCCGTTCCTCAAACAGGCTGTTCGCCATGTCTTTGATTGTCCGTTCAGACTGAACTACTACCGCCAGCAGGACTAAGCAGACCAGCCAGCGGGTTACAAATTCAAACATTGTTACCTCCATCTAACATCCTCTATGATGTTTGGATTTTCGTGCGATTGAAACTCATATAGACTACATATAGTTTTCTTTCCGCAAATCGGGCAATTAGGAGTTTTTCTGCTATCCGCTAGAGCAGTTGCAATACGTTCATCGCACACATCGACGCTAGTGGTGCAGAAGTCGCAAGTGAACGTGGCTCTTTTAATGCGACAAAACTTCGGATTTCTTGAAGTAATCTCTGAAATGTCCTCTACCGAAAACATTGCCATTAGCTCCACCTTTCTCTCAGCTCTTTTTCGACTTGTTCTGACTTTGCGGTGATATAATCCGCAAACTCGTCAGGTGTCATGTCCTCGTTCTTGAACCGCCCAACCATCTCCCAGTACCTGTCACCAATGCGGATGATTTTCTGCACCTGTTCATCGGACAGGTCTGCATCGCACCGAAGGTTTTGAATCAGTGCGCCCCATGTGGCGGCGATGCCATCCAGAGCCATGCGAAAGCCGTACAACTGGTTCTGCCGTGCGATTTTGCGGAGGTTGGTCGGCTTGACCTGTTTGTTGCACAAAGGGCAGTTTCCGAATTTATTCATCTGGCTGCTCCTTGTTTTTAATAGTGACTTTCAAGATCACAGTCTTCCCGTCTTTGGTATCCCAAGCATAACCATAAAAGCCTTGTTTTTCTTCTTCTGCTTTGGAAACAAACCAGTCTCGAACTGCTTCTACTGCTTCATCCGTAACACAAGTTTTATCTTTCCACTCTTTTCCATTTGCTTTTACGGTTCCTGCGTAAATGCCAAACATCCCACATCCAACATGATATTCAGCCATTTTTATTCTCCTTTGCTTCAAGACGAGAGAGCCAGCGAGTGCGCTTTGCTCCAATAATTGCTGTGGCATCCTCATACCATTCAGGTGAGCAGTTCAGTGCAGAGATACAAACAATCACATCCGCATACTCCTCGATCAGAGCGTTTTCGCACTCATTTACGCTCTTCGGTGTCGGGTTCGTGCCATCCAGCGCACGGCGCAGCTTCAACGCAGCCTGTGCCAGTTCAGACGCTTCTTCTGCCAACTGCGCCAAGATTTCGGTCTTGGGCAGAATGTCTGAAACTTTCTTACTCACTTCTGCTCTCCTTTCAGCCAGTCGTTGAGCGCAGCCATGCAAGAGGGGCAAAGAACGAACGACCTATCTGGCGAACATTCATAGCCGCGTTCTTTGATTTTTACTTTTCGGATTCCGTTTGTTTCGCCGTGCCACGAAAAGCACTCGCCGCATCGGTCGCAAATTGCGACTTCAATTTCCATGTTTTCAACCTCCCATTAGCGGGTCTGCGCATTCCCAACGGTAATCATCAAATCGAATTTCACGGTTGATGGTTGTTTTACCTTCAATGACTTCTATCTCCTGATTTACGCATCCACTGCTTTCAAATCCATAGAATCTGAAATCCAACCTATACTTTTTAGACATTTCTTCGTATGGCTCAGGCTCCATCGACCATGCAGCTATTACAGGAAGAACAAGAATTGCGTTGTCGCCATCAGCAATCTGTTCAGTGCAGAACTTTTCGACAAAGTTCTTCATAGTACCCTCGATGTAAGCGGTGTCTTTCACGTTGATGTAGAATGTCTCATCATCGTAAGAGAGCAATGCTCCATCATGGATTTTGTTGTAGACCCACTCTCCATTCGGAAACTTGTTTTTGTCGAAATAGGGGCGGTCATAAACAGTCACGCAATCCGTAAACCAGCGCACGATGTTTTCGGGATTCCCACGGACTTTGAGCTTTCCTTCACACCAATTTGGCATTCTCTTTCTCCAATCTTTTCAGCAGCGCATCCACGTCATACCGCCAATGAACACGAAGCCTTTTTGCTTTGACCTCTATCCCCTCTTGTTCCGCCCACTGCCAAGGGATGCTTTTGCGGCTCTCATTGTATCGGAACGCCAGAACCTTGCTGGCAGGGATTGCAAAGGTGCGGCTGACCGCCCGGTAATTGACTATCACATGGGCGGTCTGACCGCTGTACCCCATTGCTTCCACCATGTCCGTGATGTGCTTTTCCTTGCGGTATTTGCACTTTGCCTTGTCGTACTTGCCGAACACCTTTTCCAGAGGGATAGAGGGCGTTTCAATGGTTTTCAGTTCAAACAGATGGTTCATCGGGTAACGGTACACAAGGAAGTCGCAGATGTTGTCGATGGAAAACGACAGGTTCTCGTTGCCGCCGTAGTAGGTGGCAGCACTGTCCTTCAGTCGGTAGCACCACGCATCGGATGGGACGGATGCTTTGAAGTCCGCTTCAAACTGCTTGCCGGTATTCATTCGCCATACTCCGCATCGTACTCGGCTTGCATTTTTATAAGCTGCTCTTTTGCTAGAACAATCCCACGTTCGCAGTTTCGCTTCATTTTTTCATCTTCTTTGCTATATGATGCGCCACCCATGATGGCTTTGCGGATTCTTTCACATCGTTCAATGTATTCGAGCTTACGGCCGATTGCTTCTTTCTTTTCTCCCTGTTCAAACAAGGGTCTGAGATATTCATAAGTAATTTTCGCTCGTACGTCACCCTCTGATGCTTTTGTGAAAACATAATCGAGCAACCGGTTACTGCTTATCATCATCCTCGTTCACCTCTAAATTCACTTCCGAGAAACCGCTTCTTGCCGCGTTCCCGGTGCTTATCCTCGTAGTTGCGGTGGTACACGCTCTGGCTGTGGTTCAGCTCATGCACGAACGCCTTGCGTTCCTCGAAGTCTTTCTTCTCTGCCTTATACTTCTCGCAAGTGTCGTGGCAAGCTGTGTGGCGTGATTTGCAGTTGAGACAACAGGTAATCATTCTATTAACCCTACTGTTCTGCCATTGCTTTTGCAATGCCAGGATAAGTTTTACTTCGTTCTTTTGAATGACCGCCTCCCATCCAATGATTCTTTTCTCGCAATTTTGGCGGCAGCGTCATCATGTAATCGCGCACGTTGTTTGTCTCCTTCAAAAGAGGAAGGCTTTTAAGCCACAAGCAGGTTCGCTTCTGCTCCGGGTGTCCAAACTGCCAGGGATTAATAATCTGGTCTGGCTTTCGGTATAGCGTAGACATCACGCAAACCGGATTCTCAACCACTATATGCGGAACATCCGCGTCGATAAATTTCATAAAGAAAAACGCGGCTTCCTCACGCAAGCGTAGTGGCTTTCTACCCTCTGCGAACCAACGTGCACCCGAAACAGCCAGGTGTGTACAGGGCGGGTGTGCAATGAGCAAGTCCCACTTGCCAACGTCATGCGTTACGCCGTCCATCGTCACGACTTGCCCCCCTCCAGAGCCTTGAGCGCATCTCCAAGAATATGCCACTTAGGATGCCCACCGGACGGTTCCTGGATGTCGCATGAGTAAGCTTCGTGACCTTTTGCCCGGAACGCCTTACAGACTTCCTGTGATTCCTCACAGGCGACTAAAACTTTCATTTTTCCAAACGCCCGTCCAGCCAGATAGCGCAGCTCTTATATAAGGTAGGCGGTTCGCCTTTTGTCCAGGTAGCGTAACCGTTAATCAAAAGGGAGCGAACCGTCGTCCTCAATCGTGGAGAAGTCATCGTTCCCGCCCTGCGAGTAGCCAGAACCAGATGCACCAGCCAGTGTTTTCTTCGGCCTGACCTCATAGTCGCCGGAACGAATCTTGTCCACGCTGGTAAAGCGGTCAACAACAAGTTTCGTCTTGATGTTGCCATCGTTGCCCATGTACTCTTCCTCACGGAGAACTACGCCGACCAGCTTGCCACGCAGGGTCTTTTCATCGTTGTTGAACTTGTAACCGGGATTGGACTGCTCCACAGCGGTGATAAAGCCTTTGAAGAACGGCAGCGCCTTTTCCTTGTAGCTCTTGATGGTCTTGCCGCCCCATGCCCACTCGCCCGTATTCAGCTTACCACGCTCGATAAGGGAAGCGGTCTGCTCGCGCCAGTAGCCCTTGAACTCGCCCTCTGCGACTTCCCACTCGATGTTCAGGCGCTCCTTTGCGGGTTCGTCCGTTGCCTTGCAGATACCGGCAACATAGCCGCCAACAGGCAGGTCACGGCGTTCGGTGGCTTCCTGTACGTCATTCCAGTTAATGTTCTTCATCTGTTACTCTCCTTTGTTATCCGGCCGAACCGGGATGTTGTAATACTCACGGATGGTCTTGTCTACGGCGGCGAGGTCGTTTTCGATCAGCGCATCGTTGAACATCCCCAGCGGGGTTTTCACGGTGTCCATCCCATCGTTGCGAGTGCTGAACAGGTATCGTCCGTCTTGCACAACAGTTTTCAGAACGATGGTGAAGTACCCTTCTACGCAGACCTTCTCGTCCAGCAGCTTGCCGATGGTCTTGAACTTCTCTCCGCCATCGCCGTCACGCTCGCTGTGTCCGAAGAAGTAGACTACAACATCGTCCGGCAGCTCCTTTGCCCGCATCAGCAGGGCGTTAAAGTTTGCTGCCATGTCGGTGAACTTCTGGTATCCGGCGACCTTTGCGTTCCGCATGAACTCACCGGTCATAAGGTAGGTGGCATCGTCAATGACGATAGACTTACGCTTGGTGCTGTGGATTGCGGCATCAATCTTGCCGTAGTCATTGGTAATGTATGTTTTCATGTTACTTCGGAACGGAAGCGGCTTTCCAAGCACGTTGATAACCGCCACCTGTTCCGGGTCAAAGTTCCGAAGCGAAGCAGACTTTCCGCTGCCGGAATGACCATAGACCATTACTAATACTGCCATTTTTCTTTCCTTTCTTCGGATTCATTATTCTTACTTCGGCTTAACTTGGCTGTACAAAATCAACCAGCCATCAGTTCTGCCAACTGCGCACGGAGGTCTTTCAGCTCTACTTCCCTTTCCTCGATTTCAGCCTGCAAGTCCTCGATCTCAGCCAGACGGTCAGCTTCTTTGGCTTCTGCCATCTGCTCGTTGGTCATAAAGTACACGCCGTCCTCCGGCTCGGTCGCGCCACCGAATCTGTCAAGGTTAATCATCTTTGGGTCTTCCTCTCTTGCGCTCCTCTTTGATTTGCAACGCGCTGTACCACTGGTCTTTGTCAATTTCGATGGTAGACCACCGGTGGTTACAGACAAGGCACTTTTTCCTGCGAACGATGCTGTCGTGGTCAGACCGGCTATCAACCGTTGTAATGTTGTCACTACCGCACATCGGGCACTTCATCAAGCATCCCTCCACTCGTTGGTGTGGTGAGCAATGCACTTGATTTTCCTGCGCTCGCGTTCACTGCGTTCTTCCTCTTCGGCGCTAACAGCTAGCGCACACAAGACGATAGCCGTTGCAAGAAGCCCGCATGATACCATTACCCAGCCAAACATCTGTGCGGTGGTCTGGCATCCCTGAATCGCGTCTCCACACCCGACTGCTGCAATTGCCACGACCAGACCGATCATGGACAATGCTGTTCCTTTCAAAGTTTTCATTGGTTCTCCTTTTTGCTGCCAAAATTAAAAATCCATCCGGTTGCCATTACAGCGGCTGCCACGATGATCCCCCATGTGCCTTTTGCGCCTACCAGTAGTTCAATGAGATGTACCAGCCACAGGTTCAAAAGGAACGCTGCAAGAATCAACGCCAGAATGATGCCCCAGATTAGGGCGATTTCCACAAGTGCTTTCATTTTTCTCCTTTCGCTTGTTGATGTGTTCCAGCCGCTCTTTCTCCCGGCTGTGCCAGCGGATTTCTCGTTTTCCGTAGTACTTACCGTTCATAGGTCAGCTCTCCTGACGCAAGCATCCGTGATACGTCGCCGTAGTGTTTGCCGAGCTTATCAGCAAGCACTTGAACTTCTCCGATAGACGGAAACGCTTTTGTTTCTCTAGCTCTTGCGTTTTCGTTCTGTAGGCGTTTTTTACGCTTTTTGTCACGTTCCTTGTCCATTTTGTGCTTGCACTCCGAGCAATATCTCTTTGTAGGGTTTACTAAGCCAAGAAATAGACCACAACGCTCGCAATATTTAATCTTCACGCTGCATCTCCTCTTTCGGTCTGGCTTCCCGATTGTGACGTTCAAAGCACTGGTTGATGGACTTCTCCATCCAAAGCACCTTGTTGGCGTCGTTTCTTGACACGCCAGCAGCCATTGCCAGCTTCAGTCTACGCTTGCGGCTTTGCGCCCTGCAAAAATTCGTCACCATCACTCACCAGCCTTGTCTGTGATGAACTTCGGGACTTCCTGACCTGTGGCAATACACAGAGCAACCAGCCTTTCAACCCAGATGTCACGCAGCCCTTCTTCGGTCATATAACACTGACCAACGCTTGGCTCTTTGAAATCGTTCCAAATCGTCAGCCCCACAGCGCCATCCGTGACCGTCCAAATCATGCTGTAACATTCATTGCACAGGTTGTACAAAATGTCTCGTGCTCTGCTTTTGGCTTCGTTGATTTCAAAGGCATCCCAGCGCTTTTTGCTTTCCTCGTAGGCCTCGGCCGCCGCGTCAATGGCAAACTTTGCTTCATCCGGGTGCTCAAGGTCTACCTTCAAGGTGATGATCTGTTCCATGTTCAGTCCTCCTTCTGCTCGATTTCAAGAATCTTGCAAATGCTCTGGATAATCTTCTCTGGCTTTCGCTCTCCGCGAAGAATCTTGTAGAGGTACGAATCGTCAAAGAACAGTCCTGTGTCATCCCTGACAGCCTGAATCAGTTCCGTTTGCTTCATACCTCGCTGAAGCAGCTTCATCTTTACTTCAAGCCCAAAATCAGACCAGAAGTTTTCTTTCAAAATTCCACCTCCATTTGCTAAAATCTATTGACAAGTACGGAAAACTGTACTAATATAATGGTGTAAAGAGTTCATATTGTACAGTGTTCTGTACCGCCCATGTCTGTATTATAGTACAGACTTCTGTACAAGTCAACTCTTTTGTACAAAATTCTGTGCATTTGTATACTTGCACAAATATGGGAGTGTTCTTATGTCGGACTTGTACAGCAACATCCACGCACTCTGCGAAAAAGAGGGCATCAAAGACGGAACCCTTTGCGGCAACATTGGGATTCGCCGCAGTTTTCTTTCCGAATTGAAAGCTGGAAGAACCAAAAGCCTGTCCACAGAGGTTCTTTCTAAAATTGCGTCTTACTTCAACGTATCGGTAGACTACCTTCTCACTGGCGTACAAAAAGAAAACCCGCCCCAGCAGCCGCAAAGTGAAGTCGATGCAGCAGTGGAGCGGATTAGAAAAAAGCTTGAATCTATGCCGACAGCGCAACGCGAAGCGCTGATGAACCTGATCGAGAAGATGTGAGGCAAGCCCGTGTATTACTTGTTGTGCGGCTGTGCCTTTTGCTTTTGGTTTATGCAGGCATTGTTAAAAGGCAATGACCGTGTGCTATATGGCAATAGCAGAAAATATCGTTACCGTAGAAACCGAAAAAAGAAGTGGTTCTGACCCGGTAAAATAAAAAGAATCCCTTGTGCCGGGCTGGTATAGCTCTGCGCAAGGGATTCTCTGTTACTCTAGGTCTAGTGCTTGTTCCGCTGCTGGAATCTTTTCAGGATGTTCCCGCAGCCATGCAATAAATCGGTCAATTTTCGCTCTTTCTTGTTCGCTCATTGCAGCATATCCTCCCGATCAGTAAATACGATTGTTCATTTGATACGATTATACATCTTTCAGTTGTATAGTCAATACAATTTGAACAACTTTGCAAAAATCGAATGTTTTCTTCGCATCCGTTACTTTTCATCGGGGAAGCCACGAGCGTTCAAGTCAAAAGGGACAACGCCTATCCATTTTCCCTCCAATCACAGCTCTACGAGCTGTCCGTCAATGCGTTCGATGTTATCTGCCGGGTCGCGTCCATCGTCTAAGGCGGCTACGGCACGTTCCAGGATGCCTTTCGCTTCGAGGTAAGCATCTTTATCAGCTTCGTACCCAGAAAGGCTTAGGACAAGCTCCAGCGTCCGTCTGCGGGCGTATGGGATAATCAGAGCATCTACGGTTCGATTCATTAGCTTTCCTCCCACGGTTTTGGCGTTCTGCTTTCGGTCGGTTCAGATGCGGGCATCCCGTCAATGATAATCATATTGTTACCTCCTGTTTGATTATTTTTTCGATGTTACAGTTATAACACAGGCTTCTGTTGGTTCTCCATAGCAGCTTTTTCCATTTTTTGGCTTGTCGAATCCGGCAGTTTTGCAGAATTTTGTTGAAAGGGCGTGAATTTATGGATGAATATTTGGTAAGAACGGCCAAAGCATTAGAGATGGCACGGATGCGTTCCGGTCTGAGCCAGCAGAAATTAGCAGCACGAATGGGCGTGAATCGTGGCACGATTGCCAACTGGGAGCAAGGTCTGGCGGCTATTTCCCTACCAATGGCTATGCGCTGGTTCACCTGTTGCGGCGTATCGGCGGCTCGATACATGGACGCTTGCATTTATCCTGGACTGCTGGAGCATCTGGAAGACGACCTTTCCAACATGGAAAAGCGTCAGATTCTCATAGATGCCATGATTGAATGTTCTTCCTACGAGATAGATGCTTTGTTGTACATCCGGTACGGAGATCACGGTTCAGACCACATGGGCGTGCTGACGGAGGTTCTGGCAAACCTCCATACGCCATTGAAGGACAGGGTCTCTGTTTGCCGGATGGTATCGGGCAACTATGAGATAGCACAGGCTACCGGAACAGACCCAGACCCGAATGGAACCGCCCCGAAGATGGAGATTCTTTATCAAGCGCAAGATGCCGGGACAGAAGCAGCCATGAAGTCCAACGATTCCTATACTGTTAATCCCAATAACATAAGCGGTTGATTGTCGAATTATCGCAGTTTTTGAGGAACATTTTGTCCACGTTCATCCACTTTTTGTACACCTATCGGGCAAATTTGCCTTGTCAATCTGTCCCCCATAAATTGTAAATCGACAACATTCGCACGGAATAAATGACGGATTAGCGTTAATTTGTTGTTTGCGATTGAGTGGCTTGTCAATCCGTCCCCCATAGCATTGACTTAAAATTTTTTCATTCACTTTTTGTACACGTTAGGTAAACCTAACCGTTAAGCGTTTTAACCTTTCGAATGTTAAACATCTGTTTATTTAGCAATATTCGCTTTGTGTTTTCCACTTTTTAATAGAGAAAGAAAAGATTTTGTGGAAAATTTTCTTCTTCTGCTATTAGTAGAAGTTATTTTATAATCTTGTTAATAGTCTTGTTTTATATAATGTAAAGAGGTGTACAAAAAATGGATATAGGTGTACAGATTGTGGATATAGGTGTACGAAATGTGGACAGTTAGGTGTACAAGAAGTGGAAACAGGTGTACACTTGCTATTGATTTGTACACCTGTTTGTGATATACTCTTATACGAGAGGAGGCGTGATAAGATTGTCTGATATTAAAGGCGGGAACTTGGTTGAAAAAAGCAGACAGCTTGTTTGGGCAAAATTCACTGACTATACAGCAGGAGAGCTTCGGCTGCTTGAAGTGTATCTTAGCCGTATCAATCCGAGAGACCCCGAAACTTCAACGGTTCAGTTTACGTTACAAGAATATTGCGAGTTTTTGGGGTTGAAAATCAACTCTAGAAATTTGAAAGCACAGGTCAAGCATTTCATCGACAACTCCGTTGAAGTTCCTAGAGGTGACGGTTCAGGCTCGTTTGACTTGTATCCCTTGTTCAGCAGAGCAACTGTAAATTTTGAACCTAGTTTGATGAACATTACTGTGTCGTTGTGCTGTAACCCACTTCTACAACCTGTTTTCTTCGACATTGCAGAGCGTGGATATGTCAAGTATCGCTTGCGCTACACAGCGAATATGAAATCGCAGTATAGCATTTTGCTGTATTCAATTCTCCGAGAGTTCATCGGACGTGGCGTGAGCCAGCCCGAAATTACGTTGGATAGATTAAGGGAACAGCTTGGCGCAAGAGAACCTAGCTATCAAGAGTTCAAGCATCTTAGGCGGCGTGTCATTGATATTGCGGTAGCTGAAATAAACGAAGTATCAGACCTGTGCGTTGAATATGACAAGGTCATGAGAGGTCGCAATGCGGTTGCTGTGAAGTTCGATGTAGCTTTCAAGTCTAATGAGCCAGTCATAGACGTGGAAGCTAACGAGGTTGAAAGCGTAGAGCTAAAAGATGTTCCAAAGAGCCAACGACCTGCCAGAAAGCCCCGCAGTGGCGCATATGAGGATGTGGATTGGGCATCTATTGCGCCGGAGATGTCTAAAAGCCAGTGTATCTTGACTGCAAAACTGGTGGCAAAGAGATTGCCGGAGAAGTATCCGAACATCAAGCCTAACAAGAAAAAAGAAGCTGTTGTGAACATCATTGAGAATGCATACAGGATTCTTGTCAGTGAGCGACTTGATAGGATTGAAAAAGACCCCGGCGCTTATATGTACTCAATTTTGAAAGAAGCAGACATTGACGATTATGCTACGTTTGACGATAGCTTCTTGAAGTAGTCAGATACAACGCATTATGCAGAATGAGCACAGCGAGCAGATAAAGCAGAAAGGAGCGGTATGAAGAAACAGGAAATTGTGTGGTATTCCGTTAAAGATGATGGGATGCCAACACAAGAAATCATTGAAAAAGCGAAAGGTCGGTTCTTGTGTTCGGTAAAAACGGCCTATCTAAAAGATGAATCTATAACGGCAACAAACACAGTCGCAGCGTTTATTGAAAAGAGCGAGTTTGTAAACACATCGTTTCAGAGGTTGAACATTTCTTTGGACGCTTGCTTTATTGCAAGAGTGGAAGCGTGGGCAGAAATGCCGATATACGAATAAAGAAAGAGTGATAAAATGGCAAAAATCATAGCTGTTGCCAACCAGAAGGGCGGCACAGGAAAGACTACCACAAGCACCTGTCTGGCTGGTGCGTTACAGTTGCTTGGTAAGAAAGTTTTGCTGGTGGACTGCGATGCCCAGTGCAACGCAACGGACACCTACGGCGCACAGACAGAGGACGTGTGTACCCTGTTCGATGTAATGACCCGGCAGGGTACGGTAGAAGAAGGAATCCAGAACTGCGAAGCCGGTGACATTCTGCCGTCAGACAACGCATTGAAGGATATTGACGAGCAGCTTGTCCGGGACATTGGCAAGAACTTCCGGCTGCGTGAAGCACTGGAATCCGTGTCAGAACAGTACGATTACATTGTTTTGGACACTCCCCCCCAGCTCGGTCTTGCTCTTGTAAACGCTCTGATCGCCGCCAACAGCATTATCGTGCCCATCACAGCAGACCGCTATGCGCTTGCCGGATTGAGCCAACTTTCGCAGACCATTGGTGATGTTCGCAGATACTTCAACCCGACCTTGAAGATTGAAGGTCTGCTTCTGAATCAGTACAAGAGCCGCGAGAACCTGTCCAAAGAGGTTGTAGAGCAGCTCCCTGTGATTGCACAAAACATGGGAACAAAACTGCTGGACGTGAAGATTAGACCGTCTATGGGCGTTCGCAAGGCACAGGCAGAGCGGCACAGCCTGTTTAGCGGTGGCACGGCAAAGAGTACCAGCGCAGAGGATTTCAAAGAGCTGGCAAAGAAGATTGTAGAGGGGAAAGAAAAATGAGCGATTTGTACCCACATCTTTTGAATGCAACTTGTTCTGATGACACGGAGCAAGTCTACATTATCAATTTTGGTTTTTCATTTAATGACCTTTCCGATAAAGAGAAAGAAATGGCGTTTCATTCTCAGTGGTATCTAGCTGAAAAATATTGCAAAAAGTGGCAGAAAGAACTTGCAAATAATCAATGGGCAAAATCAGAAGATGAAATGCCAGATGAACTAAACCCATACGTTATCGGGTTTAGCAAAGACGAATACGATGTAGAAATTGTAGGCTATGAAGAAGATTTTAAGGAATGGCGGGACAAAAGCGGAAAGCCGCATAATATAACTCACTGGATGCCATTGCCGACCGTTCCTGACTTTGATGAAGATTGGGAGGAAGATGAATGAAATCAACCAGCAAAAAATCCTCAGGTCTGCTTGGCGGGTTTGACTTCCAGCCTGTTTTTTCGGAGCAGACATTAAGCCGAAGCGAGCCAAAGGAAGAAGAAGTAAGCCAAACAAAGCCGAATGATGCCGAACAAGCACTAATTAAGCCTAGTGATGCCATAGACAGCCATGCGCAGCCAAATGAAGCGGAATTAAGCAGTATTAAGCCGAAGCAAGCCAAAGACAGCGAAAGACGGCCAAATGATGCCGTATTAGGCGAAGGTAAGCCAAAGAAGCTGAAACAGGCAAAAGAAGTGCAGCTTTTGATTGAACATGGCAATGTACCCGGCGCACTGGCTGAAGCTGGCTTGACAAAGAAAAAAATCCCGATGCCGGAATCGCATCAGGGCGTTGCAAGCGGTGACGGCAAGCGTTCTAAGCGCATTACCATTCTTATGAGCGAAGAAGAACGCAAGTACATCAACCGTGAAGCCAGACGGCACGGAATGACCATCGGACAGTATGTGTACGCTCTAGCTGCTGCTGCGGCAGACGGAAAGATTGAACTAGAAGATTTTTTGGAGGATTGACAATATGAAAAAGTTTGTTGTTCTTTTTGAAGGTTGGAACGATAAGCACGACCATGAGTGTATGTGCTATGTTGTTGATGTAGATGATGATTTTGAAAGTATTTTGAGTGTTGCAGAACAGGCAGGAAAGATGGCTCGAAGCGAACATCCTCATCTAAAAAGTTTTGAGACGCTTTACATCAAAGAACTGCTTAACAGATAAAAGCTTATTTCCAGGGAGAATGAACATGGACAAGATAAAATGTTCCGATGATGTTGTTATAGCAAATTACGATGAGCAGTTCAAAAAGTGGCGGGACGATGAGGGTAGAACCCATAACATTACATATTGGATGCCGTTGCCTGAACCTCCTGTAAAATATTGAAATAACAAAGGGGCAATATATGGAAAATTTCTATTGGGTCGGAATCCAGTACGATGATAATAAAAAATGCGGGCGCCTTCAAACTCCGTTCGTTTTGTTTGCAAACAGCAAGGAGGAAGCAAAAGCAAGAGCTGAGCGAGAAGTTCCCGGAAAGTTCTCCGTTGTCAACGTGGTGGAACTCGATAAGAGCCTTATATTCCATCTATAAGATTTATTTGATATAAAAGAAAAATCTGTGCTTTGGGAATGAGGAGGGAGAGATTATGCGCACATACAAGCCACACAGGCGCAGGAGTAAAGAGGAACAAGCCAAAATAAACGCAGAGGTGGCAAAACGTAAATCAAAACTGGCTGAAAAGTACAATACTGACACGCAGTATTACAAGGGTATTCCTGTTGAGCTGATTGTAAGAGAGGACTACGGTTGCTACAAAGCAAAGCGTTTCAAAATCAATAATAGCAATCAGAATGTATGGATTCCGAACAGTTATCTTGAAGATGACGGAACAATTAAGGCGAACGCAAATATTGATTTTGTGTTTCGCAAGTCTGTAAATCAGTTAAACAAAGCTGGAATTACGCAAGCGATTATTGGTATCAAACGTAAAATGCCGGAAGAAGATGTGCCAAATCTTAAAAGCACTATGCAGAAAATCGGAGATACAGAAACTTGCTAAAGAACAATCCCCTGTGTAGCCGCAATAACCGCACAGGGGAGAAAGGAAGAATATGAGTGAAAAAAGTTTACTTGAGAGCCTGACTTGCAGAGAAAAAGAAAAATTTGCGGTTGGCTTTAGATGTCAATGTTGTGGAACGGTTGCTTGGGTAAAAGGTAAAGATATGAAGATAGAAGAAAAATTCATGGACAGAAAATTCATGGATGGAAGCTATGTTTGGATTTGCCCGATGTGTAAGTTTGGAATGGAAAGCATCGCTTTTGCGCCGGTCGAAAATATTTTTGATGAATAACAAAACAAACCCCTGTGCAACCAATCAAGGACACAGGGGTGTTCTGTTTTACTTATCAGCAATGCAATCCCAGTAGAGATATGCCTTGCCGTCTGCGGCATCTGCGTCCTCAAGGAACGCTTTTGCCATGTCAGCGTAGAAGCCCGGAGTGTCAACGGACTGGCGTTTTGCGACCTGACAATAATCCGAGTACATCATGTTCATGACAGCCCAGAAATCGTTCGGGTCACAAGTGATATTCCGCTGTTTGGCAACGTCCTGTGTCTGTTCCAGCGTCCAGTGACAGCCCTTTGTGCCGTCAGCATTCACCATGCTGTCGCACCATTCTTCCGCTTCATCGTGGGTGAGGTGCTTGCGCGGCATATTGATGGAGCGGCTGTCCGCACCGCCATGCTTATACTGCCCAGACCGCTTTTCCCAGTCTCCGCTCTGCGAGAAACCAATCTGCGGCATTCTGCGCCCATTCTCTACGTCAGGGTAGCGGGGGATAGGGTATGGGTCGATGTAGCGGTTCTCCTCCTGCGGATAGTAAGAATAGCGGTCGTTGCCATCTTCCAGCTTGCGCAGACGGCGTTCCAGCTCACGTTCCCTGCGGTCACGCTCTTCCTCAAGGCGGTCACGTTCCGGCTCACGGTCTTTATCGTGGTCGCGGAGCATCATCATGCGGCGAAAATTAGTCTTGCCCATAATCTATACCTCCTCAAGAAATGGACGCAGGCGCACCAGCGTGGGAACGGCAGAAGCAGCCAAGATACTTAAACGTGCCGGTGCCGGTTGCAGACGTTGCCACACGGGTAGCGTAGCGGGTGCGGGTGTGGATGCTCTCAGCGGTCGCCTGAGCGCAGTTGCAGTCGGTCAGAGGGTATGCGGTCGTGCCTGCGCCAATGGTAATAACCACAGGGGCATTGATGGTGGCCGTGTCCGGCAAGCTCTGAGCGACAACAATACAATACTTCTCTCCGTTCTGGTATGCGCCAGCAGGGATGTTGATGGTCAAAGTATCGTCGGCAAACGTAACTGCCTGACTGATGACCAAGTGCGGGCAGAGTTTGCAGCTTGTTTTGCAAGCCATAGTATTTTCCTCCTAAAAAATCAGGGGCAGAGGTGTCTTGCCCCTGCCCCGATGGTTCACCCGGTGTTATCGGGGAGTGTGTAGGTTAGCAGCAGCCGCAGCAGTTCACGCCCACGTTGGGGTTTGCCACCTGATAAGCGGGAATCGGACGAGGATTGACCCGGTTCAGGATGGTATCGGTCTGCTGGGACATCACAGTGGTCAGAAGCGCATTTTGGCGATCCTGAGAAGCGGCGAACTTCAGGTTCTGATTCTCAGCGGTCAGAGTGGCAATCTTATCCTGCGTGAAGTAGTCCATCATGCTGCGGAAATTGGCGTTGCAGTTGTCCACGATGGCACGGGCGTTGTCTGCGATAGCCTGACGGGTAGCGCAGTCCTGCTGTGCAATGGTGTACTTCAGGTCGCCGATGAGCTGCTTGTTCTCGCAGCAGCAAGATGCCAGCTGCGTGGAAAGTGCGGTCTGACCCGCCTGCCGTGCGTTACCCTCCTGCATGATGGCAAGGCTGATGGCGTTGTCGCCGTTGGACACGCTGCGTTCCAGGCCGTTCACGAGCTGTGCGTTCTGGTAGCCGAGCTGACAGATCGCCTGATTAGTACCAGCAAAGCCGCCCGCAATAGCAGCGTTGAGGGTGTTCATCTGTGCGAGCTGGTCATAGCCCAGAGAGCAGATGCCGCTCTGGATGCCAGCCAGAGAGCGGGAGGTATCCTGCTGGTAGAAGCCCTCAGACAGAGCCGCGCGGGTGTCGTTACCGCCCTGCCCGGTTGCGCCAGTGCCGACCAGATAGGGGATGTAGCTGTTCATTCCGTTGTCGCCGCCGTTCCGGCCATAGCCGTTCGTACCCCAGCCGAAGATAATAGCGAGGATAATAACAGCCCACAGACCTTCGTTGCCGAAGAATCCGCCGTTGTTATTACCGCCGTCCTGCCCAGCCAGATAGCCAGTTGCAAAATCGTCCATAACAAAACTCCTTTCAGTTTTGCGTTATGCTATCCCACCGCCGTGTGCGATGGGCGAAGCCAGATAAAAGCGGTTTTTATCAAGTCCGCAAAACTGAGAAGCGTTTCGCTTAGAGGGATGCTTATTTTGGGGTTATCAAATCAGCTTGGAAGATTGTTTTTTTCGTCTTCTGGGTTATCCAACTTTTTGCTGGCAGCACCGAAAATCAAGCCAAGCATCAAAGGAACCCATATTTTGTCGTTCCCATACAGATTGTTGAAGTCAAAATCTTTTTCTGGATGGCTGTTTTCAAAATCGTCCATTGCAAAGTCTCCTCACTTCGGCAGCGTCAAATTCAGGACGCTTGCCAGCTGGTTCAGGTCGATGCCGCGCTCTTTGGCAAGGTTCTGCGCCATCGTCCTGAGTTGTGCTTCGCTTTTGCCCTGAATCAGGTTCAAGCCCTGCATGATAGGAGCATTCTGCCCGCTCAACTGCTGGATAAGCCCCATTGGGTTCTGTCCGGCACGAGCCAAATTTGCAAGCTGCATGATGGGGCTGTGCGTAATCATATCAAACGGAGAGGACATTGTTATTCTCCTTTCTTTGCAGCGGCAGCGGGCTTTGAAAAGCTCTTCTGCCACTTTTCCAGTTCATCCAGCCGATGTACAAGGGCGTTGTACTGCTCAATAGGCACATACTGCTGTGTCGGTGCAGCGGTTTGCTGTGCCTGTTGCGCCTGTATCTGCCGCCACGCTTCCGGGCTGTAAAACTCCTGCACATAGGATTCGCAGGTGTCAGGGTTCAGCCGCTTGCAGTAGATCACTCCGCTCCGCAGGTCTGGGCAATAGGTCGGTCTGCCGTACAGGTCAGACGGTATTGCCAAAAATTCTTCCCTGCTGGAAACAGGTCTACCCAGCAGCCAACCGCCGTCCTGTACCGACTGCTGAACAGGCTGTTGCCCATTCATCGGCTGCGGACGCTGCTGCTGTGCCTGCTGCATCTGTGCATTTGGCATGGGAGTGGCAAGCCCGACCGTGCCCATACCGCCGTAAGGGTTGACAGGCTGTTGCGGAACATAGGGCGCTCCGGGTGTCTGGTAATAGCTCATGGTTCATCCCTCCTATTGCGCCCAGTGTACCGCACTGGCAGAAAACGAGAGACAACGAAGGTACAACGAAGGACAAAAATGCTCTATTTTGCCAAAAGAAAAAAAGTGCTCATTGAGCACAAAATTTTACAAATAGGCTTGTATTTTGCGCTCAATGAGCGTATAATAAAGACAGTGAAAGACACCAACACACAACAACATGGAGGTTTTTATTATGACGAATTTTGAAGTTGAACGCATGGAGGCTGCTTTTGAGTATCTGGAGAACAAGTTGAATGACCACTACTCTTATCTGCTGGGATGTGGCGACCCGGAACGTGTCAAGAAAGCGCAGAGCCTGATAGCCCGCCGCATGATCGCGTATAACGAGGTGAAGGACGCGCTTACCGCGTTTAGTCTTTTTGACGAAAGCGATGCTGCAATCGCAGAAAAAGCGTTCAAGGATCCTAAAAACAATGACCACGTTTTTGCTTTCAGCGTGTCCTGCAAAAAGTTTGCAAGCGAGGAGCACCGTCAGGTAGGCGCAAATGCCGAGCAGGCAGAGCAGTTCCTACGCAACCATCTTGCGCTTGAATACTGCAACAGCATGACCCCGGATGACTTTGAAATTAAGCTCCTCGGTCAAATGTGCTAAATAAAAAAGCCCCGTCAAGTGCAGCGAACACTTGACGGGGCTTTTGTGAAAGACGTACCATGGAGGTACACGAACATATTATCACCCGAAAGAAAGGAAGTCAACCATGTACAGCAAAGCAGAGCTTTTTGGCATGGCTGCCAAGCAGCCGAAAGAAGTTTTTCTCGGTAACGTCACCCTCAGCATCCCGGACGATTCCGATGGCTGCGCCGATCTGGACGCCGAGAAAGACCGTCTGGGCCGTATCTGGGCAGCAGCACGCATGAGCGTGCGGGAGATGGTGGTGGCATCCGGCATCAGCCAGACCGCCTTTGCAAAGGGTGCGGGCATCCCGCGCCGCACGGTGCAGGGGTGGTGTTTGGGCGAGCGCGACTGCCCGGAATACGTCCGCTTCCTGCTGGCCGAGCACTACGGCCTGATCTGAGGAGAATGTTATGGCAGATTTGACTGGAAAGCATTTTGGAAAGTGGACGGTACTTGCGCCGTCTGAAAAGCCGCACTACTACACATGCCAGTGTGAGTGCGGAGTGGTAAAAGACGTGTATGACAGCTCCCTCCGTCTTGGAAAAAGCCGCAGCTGTCTGTCTTGCGCGAATCGAGGGCAAAAGCCAGGCCTGACAACCGCAAGACTGAAAAAGGCAAAGGAAAAAGAGGGACACGTCATCAACGGATGGCAGGTGTTAGAGGTTTTGCCCGAAAAGAGGTCAGGTCATTTTCTGTGCCGCGCTATTTGCCCGAAATGTGGGAGGGAAACCACCGTAAAGCTTACAAGGCTTTCTCTGATCCAGCATTGCGCAGATTGCAACAGGGACATTGGAGAGAAAACCGGGGCAATTCACAGCACAGCTTACACGGGTGGCTCTTCCCTTATGTCGATTCGCACAAGGGTCGGAGGCCATATCAATAAAAATTCCACTTCTGGCGCAAATGGCGTGTGTAAAGACTGCCACGGTCGATGGCGTGCATATATCAATTTCCAACGCAAGCAATATCATCTCGGAAGCTATAACACGATCGAAGAAGCCGTTGCGGCCCGAAAGGAAGCCGAAATCACAATTTACGCCCCGTACCTCAAAGAACATGAAGGATGGGAAGAAGAACTTTCCAGCAGGCTTGAGGAATTGAAGAAAAAGTAAAAAAAGCCCCCGATGCTCCAAACGGAACACCGGGGGTTGAAAAAAGAGACCAGCGGGTAAACGTTCTTCCGCTGGTCTCTTGCATACATTCATGATGGATGTGTATGCGCTATCCACCATCTCGTATAATTAGTATATCACATATTCAGCATTTTGTAAATACCTTTCAGCCGGTAGCCTATCGCCGTCCGGCTGTAATTGGTCTGTGCTGCAATATCCGGCAGCGGGAGCCGCTCAACGTACCGCAGTAAGGCTATCTTACGGTCTACCCTCCCAAGCGGTGCGCTTTTGATGGCGGCGGTCATCTGCTGTCGGTCAAGTCCTTGCAGCGCAGCGGGCAGCACTACACGAGCCGCCGCCACGGGCAGCACCGAGCCAGAAAGGCTGCGGCAGCTGTCCCGCGTTGCGCACCATATTGCCAAGCACGGCAAACTGGTGACGTTTTGTCACCATTTTCGTGATGTCACGAAATTGTTCTTGTGCGGCGAACATCCCGGTGACGTCACCGAGATGGCGGTATGTAGTGCTTGCCATGATATCCTCCTTACTGTGTGATTTCCTCAGCGTCCGCCTTGTCTTCCGCGTCCAGTGCGTCATAGTACGCCCTTGCCAGAGTTTCCACCTCTGCGATGTCATCCTCCGTCAGCAGGCCGCTGTCCAGATGGGTGTACGCCCTGTCCAGCCAGTATGCCACATCGCGGCCAGCGGCGATTTCCCGCTTGATGGAGCGCAGGGTCAGGTCATGGCGGGCTTTGCTTTTGATTGCCATAGTCAGTCCTCCTTTAGGTCATGGACGCTACTGCGTCCTCAAGGTCAGTGATGCGCTTGATGGGGTCTGCTCTGCCGGTGACGGTTGCACTGTCTGCGTCGGTCAAGACTGTGTTCACTCCGGGGAGGGCGGGGATAGGCTGTGCGCCGGTGGCAGTGAAAGGCGTTGGAGTTGCCAGCTTGTAGGCGATTTGGACAGGTGTTCCTGCCGCGTACTGGGCGGTGAGGTAGTCTTTATACGCATCTAAGTCGGTAAATACACTCGTATAAACGCGGATAATTGTCCCCCGAGTAAACGCAGCTTTGCTAAAATGTGAACATATAGTATCAAGCGGTTCGCTATCTACGGTATAGTCAGCCGTGTAAAAAAATTTGGCGCTACTACCATCGTCATATAGTGCCCAATTTTCTGTACCGTTAAAGGACTTGGCTTGCCACGTCTCCTGCCCATCTCCCGTCACAGCATCCACCTCGCCGCCGTAGATGGTGCGGGGCAGAGTGAGGGTGGCGGTTTGGCCGGTGTATGGCTCAACCTTTGTCGGCTTCTCACTCCCCGCAACAAGTGCTGGAATGTAATCTTTGTTATACGTTCCCGCTGTATTTACCGCCGCATATGCTCCCGTGATAATGCGGGGCGTGTCGATGGTAAAAGGTGGCACGTTTAGATTCCCTTTGTCTGTCGTAAGGCTCACGCCGCTGCCCATCGAGTACGTTCCTGCTGGAATCTCAACCCGTTCAGATTCTGCTAGGGCTATTCTAAATAAATCCGTCCAGTTGGTCCCTGTTTTCTCGCCTGATACATGGATAGTCCCTTTTGGCGTTTTTACTATGGTAAGGCCGTCTTTGGTTACCGTGTCGGGTATTCTGTCAAAGATATGCGGCAGTAGGTTCTCCCCGCACCTTGTCACTGTGATGCTGTCACGTCCCTTAATCGGCCGGACATTGTCCGGGCTAGGTTCGGCGCTCCCTTCCTGCGTGGGCTCCCAGCTGGCAGTCACGCCCAGCGGATAATTTGCCACGGGGTAGCACTGCAACGGGTTGCCGGTCTCTTCCAGTGGCGGGCAGAGCATGTCCACAAGGTGCTTGCTGCTCCATGCGTCGGTGCCGACTGTGGTGTCATCTATGACTGCTTTGGTCGCCAGCGCATCGCCGGTCACTTTAGCGTCTGCGGCCTTGCCGCTCTGGCTCAGGGTGGCATCCACGGTGGCGTCTTTGCCGGGTGCTCCGTCCTTGCCGTCCGCGCCAGCAGGGCCCGCCTCGCCGGTGTCACCCTTCTCGCCCTTCTCGCCCTTCTCGCCCTTCTCGCCCTGCGGCCCCTGTTCACCACGAGGGCCAGTTTCACCCTGCGGGCCAGTGGCTCCTGTAGCGCCTGTGGGGCCTTGAGGCCCCTGCTCACCCTGCGGGCCGACCGGTCCGGTAGCTCCCGGCTCGCCTTTGAAGTCACCAGCGGCAATGCCGTCCTTCAGCTCCTGTAAGCTGGCAGCGGCCTTTTTCTGTGCGTCATTGGCAGCTTTCTCGCTGGCAGCGGCCTTTTGTGCGGCCGCTCCTGCCTGCCGCGCCGCAGTCTGTGCGTCGGTCTTGGCCTGCTCTGCGGCGGTGGCATCGGTGTGCACGGCATTCACCAGCTGCTGCCATGCAGGGGTGCCCGGCTCCGGCAGGCTGCCGTCGTCGGTGCCGCTGTTGGCCGCCACACGGTAGCGCAGGTCTGCGCTGGTCACCGTGCGGGTGCCGTCACTGCCCTCAAAGGTGACGCACCCGCTGCCGGGCTGTGCGGTCACGCTGGCAGGCACGGCCACATAGCCGTCCACCACCAGCGAGGATGCCGGGTCTTTGCCGCCCGGGACGTGCCAAAAGGCCCGGATGGTCAGGTCCTGCCACTCGCCGGATGCGGTGACAGCAAGTCGGTACACACCCCGGTTTTTGGTGTAGCCAAAGCGCACCAGCTGCTCATAGCCCGGCACTTTGACGACGCCATTGGATGCGAGAGATACGCTTAGCTCGATCATAAATTACTCCTTGTTGATAGCAGGATGATTATCTGCCAGTGCCTTCTTCATCAGGCTTACGGCCTTTTCAATCACCGCGTCAAGCACTTCATCCGTGATGATAGGCTTCAGCCATGCAGGGCAGGCCGCACGCAGCGCGTCAAAGACCTGCTTCTTTTTCTTTGCGCCCTGGCCGCTGCCCATGATGCTGTCCTCGGCCTTGCACACGAGGTCATAGGCCAGATCTTTGACCAGCTGCTTATAGCCCATGCGGATAGCGCCGACTGCCAGAGCCACAAAGCCGACGATGATGAGAACGATTGCGACGGGGGCGGGGATGAAATTAAGAATTGCTGCCATGTTCAGTTTCCTTTCTCCTGTTCAAGGTCTGCGATACGGTGATTGGCGACCTTCATTTGCTCTTCTAAAATCGGGACTCGTTGCGCAAAGTTGTTGTGTTCCCTCACTTCACGAGTAAGTTCTTCCAGTTTGGTTTCGGTGATGGCCTGCTGCTTGTCCAGCTTTGCATCCATGTTTTGCGCTGTGCGGCTATTGGAGTAAATAACGCCGATCAAACTCAGACCGCCGGTAATCAGTGCTACGGTGATAGCCTCGCTCATTCGTCCTCCCGGAGACGGGTCAGGCCCTTCTTGCAGATGATGCTGGTATAGTCCTTGTAGGCAATGGACAGGTCAACATTGCCGGCAGCGCCCGGAACGCTGCCGGAGCTGGTATGCTGCCACATCCCATAGGGGTATACCGTGGCGGGCTTCTGGCTACGGTAGGCCGCCAGCCACACATCATAGGGCTTGAGCGCCGCGCCGGTCATGTAAAGGTGCTTGTCTGCATAGCTCAGGTAGGTGTACAAGATAGAGTAAAATCCCCAGTCCTGCACCGTTTTCAGCTCGTAAGCAGTCAGGTCGGTCAGCACCTCTTTGCTAAGCTTCGCGGGCAGCGCGTCCTCGACGTCCACAGCCACCGGCAGGCGCAGCGTCTTGCCGATCAGGGCGCTTTTCAGCAGGGCCAGCTCCTTGTCAGCTTCTGCCCGGTTGACGGCCTTAAAGTAGCCATACACGCCCACCGGGATGTCCAACCGAGTGCACTCTGCATAGTTGCGCTCAAAGGTCGGGTCAAGATACGGCTTGCTGGGTACGCCTGTCTTGCTGTTGCCCATTGCCCGCAGCATCACACCGTCAATTTTTCCGCTGGCCTTGACCTTGTCCCAGTTGATGTTGCCCTGCCAGCGGGAAACGTCCATGATTGTTTTACTCATTTAAGCCTCCTTGTTCTTATTGCCGGTCTTGTCCTCCAGCAGCTCGATCAGCTCCTTATACTCGGCCTCGGTGATGCGGCCAATGGCGTAGAAAACGTCCAGCTTGTCCGCAAGACCAGCGGTCTGTCCGCGCTCGATCAGGCGTTTACAGGTACGATACAACATAGGTTTACCTCCTTATGTGGTTCTTGTATCAGTGGTGGTGTCGTCGGTCAGTCCCAGCTCCAGCAGAGCGACGCGGTACTCCTGATCTACCGCCAGGGCGTCCGTGTCCGCCTGCGCGGCCTGCGTCTCGGTCAGCAGCTCTTCCAACGTCGGGTAGTGGTAGCCGGTGAATACAACCGATACAGTATTCAACGTATTGGTAAGGGTACATTCAAGACGTTTTTTGTCGGCCGAAAATAATACTGTGACCTTGAGACTTCCCGCGCCAAAACTGCCAGTTTCATATGTCATACCAGGGGTAAGATTAAAATCAGTTTCGTTTATGCGGAGGTTAACGTAATCTACACCGTCCTGAACGTTAATTGTCTCAGTTTTTCTCCTCCCAATCGTTGTTTTTCCGCTCCACACCAGCCGCGCCTCCGACTTTACCGCCACACTGGCCGCGATGGTGTCATACAGCGTCTTGCCGCTCAGGGTGCCGTCCGGGGCAATGTCCAGATAGTCGCCTACCTTCACGCCGCCCAGCTGGTCTGCCGTAGCGGGCGGCAAGGTGTACGGCGTGCCGAACTTGGCGTCGGCCTGGGCCTTGGTGTAGTAGTCGGAAAGGTCCGCTTTTTGAATACTATCCTTCCACGAATTCGTGTCACTGTCCCACGTCCAAATGGTGTCGGTGGTGCCAACGACCGCCCACCAGCCATTTTCGCCTATTGGAACAGCGGCTTTCAGAGCTTCCGGCGTGGCGTACCACCCCTGTGCACCGATGGTGATGGTGCGGACCTGCTCAAAGTATTCTTTTGTGCCCTGCAAATAAGTAGCAGACTGAGATTCCAAACGCTTTGAATTGGTTTCGCTTGTCTTGGCAGCAGCAGCAGACAAAGCTGCATTTTCAGAGTCCGCTTTTACAATTGCAGAAACATCTTTTGCGGCATTTTTTGCAGCCTGTTCTGCTTTTGCACGTTCTTCCGCAGCGGAATTTGCCGCCGAAACAGCTTCTTCTTTTGCGTTGATGGCACCTGCAACTGTACTCAGCTCATTTAAAGTGGATGCGTTGATTGGTGTGCCGTCCTTTATGGGTTCGTCGTTTCGGACGAGCGTTACAATTTCAGACGACCCATCCTCACGGACTAACGTCCACCTGCCAGGATATTTTGAGATGCGGTCTTTAAAAACCATATTGACCCTCCCCAGTCATGTATTCGCCAGAAAAAGTAACATAAGTTTTAGCAAGCGACTCTATGCTTGATAGGATGTTTTCAAGCTGGTTCATTGTTTCAAACCCAAGCCTGTCCATAGACGTAGGCGTTGGCGCAGTTTTGGCGTCTCCTGAGTTTTTAGAACGAATAGATTCGATATTCGACAGCCACCTAGTGGCATCTGACGTGGTAAGATACCCGTTTATGTCCCAGTCCGTCTTGACATCTACGTCCGCACCGAGAAGTGAAGCAAGCTCGGATATGCCGGTTTCTATTCTCGAAAAATCTCTGTAGTCAAGAGCCCCTTTCATACCGGAAAGCCACTCCGCTTTTTCCTCATCCGTCCAGGTCCCGTTCACGGCTTTACCATAAATGAACTTTAGGCGGTCAACATCGTCTTGGGTTCTGTCTGTAATCCAAGTTGCCATAGTCCCTCCTTAAAGCAAAATCTTTTTGTCGTTACCGACTTTAGTCGTAGACGGAAGCGTAAAAGCAGGACTGAACTTGTTGGAACTCCACGCGTTATACGATTCTGAATAGAAAAACGTCTTGCCTCCATTATTTGTTCCGAGACTGTATGTTCCAACAAGCTGGCCTTGAATGGGATTCCCGGAATAATCTCGCCATGCAGGGGAGCGTGACCATCTGCGGATAAGACGATTGACGGAATCATCATAAGACTGAACAAAAGCATTTCGGGTTTGCTTTGGTAGTACAGAACCTTCTTTTTTGAAAAACGGGTTACTGCCATTTACATAAACATCTGCGTTTTTGTCTTCCGGGTCAAACATCTCATAAATAGACGGGAGAAAAACACTGCGAGAAAGCGTTCTGATTTCCGTAGTGCTACCGCCTACCGTGTAATAGAAAGAGGTAAGCCCCATTGCGGACTTGACGGTGTCGCTAAATCTGTTTGCGTAATCTCCCTTCAACAGCCTGTCGATGGAGCTTCCGTCGTATGTATTGACGTGCGTCTGGTTCCACACTGTTTCAGCAAGAGGTTCTTTCCTGATAAGAAGTGTTCTCCCCGGACCATTTAAGCCAGGCTCATACCCATGTTTTGCGACAACAAACTCTACATCCGCACCACTTTCTTGAATGTAAACAGACGATCCTTCCGGCATATCCGACAAAGACGAAGCCTGACTGATAACGGTACACTTTGCAGATACGGAAGACACGAAGGCTGTGACTACGGCATCTCCACTGGAAACAAAAGAAATGTCGCAAACAGAAACGCCGCCTTTGTTGGAAACGACGGAAATGGAAACAACGTCGGGAGGAGATGCTTCCCATCCGATTGCTGGGGAATCCTCTGAGGAAGGGACAAGCGTTGCGGTTAAACGAACGGTCTCTCCAGGAGCCACAAAAACGGAGTCCTTATCAAGTCTAAGGGCACTCGCACTTTCCACCATATATCCTTCCATCGTACCTTTAAAACATCCGTTAAAGGTATACTTGGCATCCGTAACGAGAACGTTCGATGCATATCCAAACTGATGGTTTGCTCTAACAAAAGACAACGCATCAATATGAGGGCTTGCACGAAATTCCAGGTTTACCTTTCTTCTGTTAGAAAGAAGTGCGTATGTTTCGGTCAACGCATTTTTTGCGCTAGAAGATACAGATTTCGATACAAGCGGATTATTGATGCTTTGGGTCGCTCCGTTCCCACTAGCTCCGGCTGGATAAAAAACGGATTCGCCGCCAACCTTACACGATACGTTTTTTATTTTTGTCGAAAACGTTATTTCTGGGTATTTAAAGCTATTCAAGAGCGATATTTCCTCAATACCAGACCTCGTGACTGGAACAAGAGGAACACGTTCAATGTGAATGACTCCGTCTCTGGATTGGTAAAGAGCCATTCCGGCTGCGTTTGCAGCAAGCTGAAGAACATCGGCGTTTTTGTAAGAAGAAGTATCGGACGGGATGTCGCAAGAATAGTTTTTCAATTCTTCCGAAATCTCATAAGATATCCCGGAAACGTCCAGAAGTTCTAATGCGTCAAAGCACATTTGGTAAAGCGTTCCGCTTGTGTGCCCGGTATAAATAGAATCCTGGAGGAATGACAGAGCATCCCTGGCGTCAAACGATGCTGTTATGCCATTTGCTGGGATTGTCCATCCAGAAAGAAAGAACTTCCCTCCATCAATCCATTCGATTGAATCTCCCATGTCCATGCCATACTGAACAAAAACCTCTTGACGTTCGTAAAGATATTGGTAAAGACCGCCCGGGTTTACCGGATTCCAACGCTGCTTAGAATTATCAACGGAAAACGAAACGGAATCCTTGGAAAGCTGACCGGAAACCGGGTCCCGTTTCGATTCGTGCGTATAGGAGAGCAAGTCCGATTTGTTGAATTGAATACGTTGGCCGAATTCAACTTGCTCCACTCTTGCTCTGCGGCCCTGGATGCACCACTCTAAAATTTCCAAAGTGATTGAATCATATCCGGAAATCTCAAAATCTACAGAGGATTCAACAGACTGGTTGCCGTCAACTTGTTTTGTTGCAACAAGCTCGCTGCCGTTATAAACCGTCAATTTAAAAGATTTTGCATATTCATTTAAAGCGGACGACCACACGATTGTAATTCCGGGGATTCTTTCAGTGTGTGTTTTGCTGAAAGAGAAAGTGATAATCGGATGGTTTGTGTCAGAAACACAATCCATACTTAAATACCCAGCGTTCTCGTATGGCTCTGAACCTGGGACCAAAATTTTGCTCCCGTCGAGGACCCACAAATTAGGTTCTCCGGTGGCATAATTGGCCAAGGAAGCAGAATCCGGGTCTGTGACAGACAACGTGTTGCTGAATAAAGCCTGGTTGGAAGAGCTGGCAATGGCGTCTGCTTGGGCCTTATCGTCAGAGACGTGGTAAGTGATACGAACAAACATCTCCGGAACAAGTGTCTTGTCGTATTGTTCAAGCCACTTGTCGGAAGGCAGAAAGCCCATAAATAATCACCTCTCTTAAACTTCAACCAGGCTAAGGGATGCCCCGACCCATCCCATAACGTTTCCGTTGGACGGGGAACGCCTCCACATTCCGGCGGTTCTATCGGAAACATACATTTGCCTTGTCGTGTAGCTTGCAGTTGCTTGGTTATAAAACCGAACAGTGCAGTAAAAGTTTGTGGTGAACGGCCCGATGACATCCGCCCACTGTCTTGCGGTAAGATAATTCCATTTTAGGGAAATCTTCGCAACATCGTGCCGCACCACAGACCCAACGACTTTGCCTTGTACGTTTCGTCCAGAATCGACTATAGTGCTTGTTGTAGCGTCGTAGGAGGAAGGCTCAGGCAGCTCTCTGCCATTTACTGTGACGAGAGATTGCATAAAACGTAAACCTCCTTAGTAGCTGTAAACTTCGTTTCCCATAATCTGGAACCCACGCTCAGACTGCCGTTTCTCAACGGACGCAGTGATTTGCTTACCATCAAGGTAAATCTTGAGCTCTTTCCCTCCGGTAAGCTCGTCTCCGTACCGCTGGAAGATGTCAAGGAATGCGTTATAGCACCCATCATGGACGGCACTGCGGAGTTCTGCGGAGCTCGTTCCACTAGCGGAAGAAGTCGGGTAGTAGCTCCCAACAGATGTGGTAGAGCCGTTAGCAGAATCGTAATCGCTCGTACCAGGGTAGCTCGAGTAGTTGTCATTCACAGACGGGCGGGAGCTTGTTCCGTACTTCCCAACAAGCGTTCCGACAATTCCTGCAATGGCGGCTGCAATTGCGACGCCGCCAGCGATCATGATGACACCAGTTGGGATGCCAAGAGATGTCAAGACGCTGCCGATCGTCTGCAAGATGCCCATAAATGCAGCTCCAATTTGACCGATAAGCCCGGCAATGCCAGCGATGATAGACGGGAACTGACTTAAAACGCCAGAAGAAAGTCCGAGACTGATTGCTCTGCCGGATGCTGAGATCGGCCCGATCAAAGCGGAAAAAGACGTTGAAATCTTGCTGCCGAGACCTACAACCTGCGTGGAAATTTCTCCAAATTTTGAAGTAATCCCAGCTAAGATGTTGTTTCCGACGAGTTTTGCAGAAGAAAACACTTTGGAACCAACGGTCTTAAGAACACTGGTGAGATTGGAAACCAAGTCAGAAGCGTAAGACTTGACCTGTTTTCGGTTTTCTTCCCCCATTGCCTTCCAAATGATGGCTGCTGTGTTTTCGGCGACGGTTTGGATATCGCCTTTCTTGACCGCATCAATCATGCCCTTAATCGTGCCAATGAAGTCGCTCTTGAGACCGTTGTCGATTTCATTCCACTTTGCGTCAAACGTATTGACCATGTTATCAACAAAGCCATTTGCAACGTCTGCGCCATAGTCAATCATCTCGTTGCCCTTCTGCTGAACAGCGTTTGCAAGATTGGTCATAGCTTGTTCAACATAGGGAGACGCAGCATTGATGCCGTTTGCAAGACCTTGAACGATGTAACCGCCAATCTCCGCAAATACAGTAGAAGGGGAGTGAATGCCGAGAGCGTCCTTGAAACCGTTGACAAAACCATCAGTGAAACTCTTGATGCCATTTGTAACGGTACTCCATGCGTCTTTTAGGCCGTTGATTAGACCGTCCCAAATGAATTTGCCGAGTTTTCTCAATTCGCCAGGAAGTTTTTTGAACTCACTGACAATAGACGAAATGATTTTGGGAATTTCAACAACAACAAAAGCCACCATTCTCTTTCGCCATTCGGAAATAGTATCAAGAGTCTTTAAGATTGCAGTCCAAATATTTCCCGGCAGTTCTTCAAAAAACTTAACAACAGACGAAACGATTTTGGGAACTTCGGTTGTTACAGTAACGACCATGTTTCCAACCCACTCCCCGATTTTGCCGACGGCAAAGCCAAGGGCATGGCCGATTTTTTCAGGAAGAGAGCTGAACCACTCGCCAATGCTATTTATGATATCTCCAACCTTTCCGGGAAGAGAAGTCATAAAATCAATGGCCGCATTCCACTTGGTAACGATAATTTGCTTGATGGCTTCAATGCGCTGCTCAAAAACATTTTCGACATGATGCATTTTAATGTCGGCTTCTGCGGCAGCATCTGTTTTTTCGCCGCTCTCTTTAGTGCCCCATTTGATACCAGCCCAGTGAAGAACAAGGCCAATACCGACACCAGCAGCGGCAACGGCTCCAGCAACAGGAAGGCTTGCACCAACAAGCAATGCAACGCCAGCACCAGCAACGCCACCAAAAATTCCCATCAAAGCAGCAATGATGGTATTAAGAACCGGAAATTCTTTCAGCTTTTCGCCAAGAGAGAATGTGATTCCAGCAAAGGTAATAAGACCTGCAAGACCGATAGAAAGCGTTGCGGCTGTACCAGTGGCTACGCCAAGATTAGTGAGCAACGTGATGCCCGCAATGGAACCAAAAGCAGTAGTTAAAGCGGATTGAATCCATGTGCTTGCATCGCCAAGATTTGCTTCGCCAGTGCCAAGCGCATAAGTAAGACCTGCAAGGCTTGCCACAAAAGCGATGCCCATGCCAAGCGTAATGCCATCTGCGCCCATTGTGCGCCAAAGAACAAAAGAACCAAACGCAGCAGACACCACTTCGCCTAAAAGCTCAAGAGGATTTCCACTAGATGCGTAGCCTTTTGCAAAACTGAATACTAACGATGCTTCGACAACAACCGTTGCAATTGAAAGAGCCAACTTTTGCAATTCTGTCATCTTGGAAATTGCTGTCGCAATGTCCGTCAGAAAATCAACAATTTTCCACAACGCAAGTGCGGCGGTGATAGCACCAATAATCGGTAGCATATCCTTGATTTTCTGCTTGATAGCATCAATCTGCTTTGCAAACTCTTCGTTGTACTGCTTGAACATATCGTAGCCGGACAGGTCTACATCGCCCAAGATGTTGCCAGCAGATGCACCACTGCCAGAGCCGGAGCTTCCCTGTGTGGGGTCAATGATGTTCAGCTCATCAAACCCCATCGTGTAGTCCTTGAGGGCTTTGGCGGCTTTCTTTGTCGAATCGGCTGTGTTATCCATTGCGTCACCAATGCCACCAACGCTATCAGCGCTCTTGGTGAAATCAGTAAACACGACCTTTACACCCATCAACTTTGCCACCCACTGGACAAATTCTCGGATAAGTTGGACGGCAGCAATCAGCGGGGGAAGAATGGATTTCATGGCAGGGTAGAGCAGAGAGCCAACAGATTTCGCCAGCATATCCAACTGCGCTTTCAGAATCTTAATCTGGTTGGCGGGGCTTTGAATTGTCTGCGCAAGATTGCCCTGCACATTGGCAGTCTGCTTCATAATGGCGATATAACGCAGAATTGCTTTATCTGCCTGAGACAGGCTAGAGACTTGCTTGTTAAAGCCCAAAGCAAGAAGTTCCTGCTGTAACCGCGCCTGAGACAAATCAACGCCAAGACGGCGAATAGGCTCAATCTCGCCAGAGATAGCAGAGGACATTGCGGTAAAGGTTTCGGCAACATCCTTGTTCCAATAAGAGCCTTCATCATAGGCAAGCTGGGTCAAATTCTTAGAAAGAACGTAAGCCTTGTCGCTAGCCAAACCAAACGAAGTACCAAGGCTCTGAATAGTAGCCATGTAGGTCATCGCTTTGGTCGGATCGACACCAAGCAAACCTTGCATCTTGCTAATGAGCGTATCTGCTTCACCGCTCAAATTGCCCATGGCATTATGAAACAGGTCTGTCGCTTCGTAAAAGTCATTAAACTTCGCAACAGCTTTGCCAAGATACTCAGCAATAGCTTTCAGCGAAACTAGCTTTGCCATGTTTCGCATAAAACCGTTCATCTGATTAGACAGGCTGAGATAGCTTTTTTTCTGCCGTTCGTTAGCAGCTGTCACACGGTTTGCCTGTGTGACCACTTTGCTCAATTGCGACGGCAGCTTTGCAAAGGCGTTGCCAACCTTGTCAAGCTGCGAAGCAAGGGGAGCGAGAGCAGTAGAGATTTTATTGCAGGAATCCGAGAAAGCATCGAGGTCAGCTGCTTTCAGCTTTTCGGACAGGTCAGGGATTTTCCCGATGGCGTTGACCGCGCTGCCGATTGCCTTCAGCCCGGAAGCGTCCAGAATGGATAGGGGAGCCATTGCGTTTGTCAGTTCAGTAATGCTGCCGGACATGGAGTAGAAGTCCACGCCATTCAAGCCGGACACGGTAGCAGGGATTTTCTTGATGGCGTTGACAACGCTGTTGATGCTTTTCACACTGCCGGAAAAGTTTGCATTGCCGATGCCATTCAGAAAATTCGTGATGTTGTCCAGCCCAGACAGGCCAACAGATGCCTGTTTCAGCGCAGAAATAGAAGCGGACAGCTTATCAAGGCTGTTCACAACCTTTGTCACGTTGCCCTTTGTCCGCAAATTAGAAATGGCGGTAGCGAGCTTGTCGATATTAAGCTCTGCGCCCTGCGATTCCGCAGAGATTTCTACGGATAAGCTTGTAATATCAACATCAGCCATCACTACCACCATCCTTTTCCATCATGGAGAACATCATGCGCTTAATGCGCTCCTGTGCTTCTGCAGCACGTTGGTATTCATACTCTTCCTTCTCCTTTTGAGTAAGGGGAATCGGTCTATCCATGTACCTGATGGGTTTAGACCCTTTCTTTCGGAACATATTGCCAACCGTAGAGGAAAGCGCGGATGCCATGTAAAAACCGTTTCTCCATGCTTCTGCATTGGCTCTGCGTTCTCGCAGCTCCTCTGCGTCACGGTATACCTTAGCCAACCAGACATCACCGTGCCAGAACTGCTCGTAGGTCATACCGATGGAGATGTAATAGGCTTCTACATCGTGAAACAGCTTGGAGAAGGAGAACGGCTCTCCCTCTCCATCTGTTTCCTGAGATTGTGCGGTTACACAATCTCCCACGTTGCGTTTTTTGCGGTCTTGTCCTCAGTGTCAGTTGCCAGCAGAGACTTGGAAGCATCCATGAACATCTCAAGCAGCGTAGCCATCAGCTCTTCCTTCTCCTCGGTATGCTGGAACATCTCGTCAACGACCTTGCGCTTGATGCCCTTGTTCCGTGCAATGAAAGCGCCGTAGAACAGGGCACGGGAGTTGGACAGCAGATTAATCATCTGAGTGTACTGGCCAATCTGAAAGCCTGCACGTTCGGCAGCTTCCACGCTGTCGCGGGTAAAAGCCAGCTCATAAGTGTTCTTGCCATCGGGGGAATGATAATTGATAACCTTTGCAGCCATAATAAATGCTCTCCTTTATAAATAGGGGCAGAACCAAATCCGATGTTCAGTTCTGCCCGGTTTAATTGATTTGATTAAGATGTATTAGGAAACGTCAAGGGAAACAGTTGCAGCCCATTTGGGTTTACTCAGGAAAATAATGTTGATGGGGAACTCCAACGGTTCATCAACGCCTGCGCCGGACATACCGCACTGGTGCATACCATCCCAAGTAAACCCAGAGCCATCAGAGAACTTCAGAGCATAATGATGCGTGGCGTTAAGTTCTCCATCCGAATCCTTGTAGCCACGTTCAGTTACGGCGGCGTAATCCGTCTTGTTGTAAAATGCGCTAAAAGGTTTAAGGTCAGACTGGTTGATGCCAAAAATCTGTTTCTGCATGGCGTCAGAAAGGGTAGTGACGTCCAAAAGGTTCGGATCGGAAATCAGGTCAGGAAAATCCTTAATGTCGCACAGTTTGGTCATAGTGCCGGAAGTTCCTTCATAAAGAGTAATTCCGTAGCTGGAAATTCCAGTTGCCATAGAATGTTTACCTCCTTAGTTTCGGTAAATCATTCCGTCCTCTCCGATTGTTGCCCCATAGCTGCAATCAATCCGATAGACGGAATTGTTGTACAGCCCATTCAACGGGGCAAACGATTTTCGATAGAAATTGAGCGGTTCCAATACAGAATCCACAATGTCCACAATAGAGCGGGCTTCTGCAATGCGTCCGCTGGTTTTGTTGGAATAGACACGCACACGCAGGGAAACGGCGGCATACTTGCTGTGACTGGCAGAATCCCGATGAACCGGGAGGTTGCTGTTTTCCTCTATCTGCACACACGGAAACTTCTTGACGTTGCTGTCGTTGATTTCGCCGGTGACAAAGATGCCGGGCACTTGCTTTCGCAATTCCTTGGCAACAGCCGTGAATACCGAGTTAAAATAGTCAATCAACTATTCCAAACCTCCCCCCACGTTGCTTCTACCTGAGAAGCCATTTCTTCAACAGCTCCCCACATAGCCATAGCTGGTTCGTTACCGCTGGTGTAATTCAACTGGCCTTTGCCATCCACCTGTTTGACAGGCGTACCAGCATTGCCGGATTCTCCGTAGTAGTACCATCTACGGTTTGCGCCTTGCCCTTTGCCGTAGGAGCCATGCGCACCAACAGCAGGCGGTAGCTCACCGCCATATCCGTTGTGGTGTGCGCCTGTACCGAACTCAATAAAAGCAACTGCTTTTCCTTCGGCAATGATGGTGCAGGTGTTTCCGTTTTGCTCAACACGACAAGAAACATCGTTGCTGCCAGCATATTCGGCATTAGCAAAACGAACTTTTGCAACATCAAGTCCCTTGTCAGCCAACGCCCTCGCAAGCTCCTGTGCTTTTTGATTCAGGGTGGTCTCGTACTCCCGTATCTGACGTTCCGCATCACGAAGTCCGGCATCGCTCAACCTCACTTTAATTTTCACTTGCAGCCACCTCTTTCAGTGCATACTTCGTGTCTGTAATATGCTCTGCGACCTTGACCACAATGTAATTGAAGGGCTTTGCAATGTCAGTCTGAAACAAGACGTGTGTGCCTTCATAAAGCGGTGTGTTATGCTTCTTGCTGGACGAACTGACAACGTAGCTGTAATCCGTGAACGCGCCGAAAGGGTTCGCTTCCGCAGAACCAGTAGGAGGGCTGACATTCAGCATCAGCTTTGCGGGTTCGCTCCACGATTCGTATGCGGATTCGCCAGTCTCGTTTCCCCATTCGTCCACAACAGGTTTTTTCTCGCCGATGGGGTTTGAATACCACAGCGGGCGCTTGTCCAGAGGGCTTCCATTGAACATCAGCCGATCACACCTACTCTCGGAACAACTTCATTTAGCAGGGACTGCGCCACATCGGACGATTCCCACACACGAGTGATACCATTATTGGTATAGCTCGTCTGTCCGTTTGCGCCGATGTGGTTGTACAGTTCCGCTGCAATGCGTATCTGCAACGACTGATACTGCAAGGGCAGCTCGTCCGGTCTGTTGCCGAAGGGGTAGCCCTGTGCAAATATCTTGTCCTTGGCAAAATCAAGCAGCAGGTCGAAGAGTGGGTAGTCCTCGTCCGTGACTTCACGGTCAAGTGCAGGAGCAATGTACTGCCCCAGCTTGACTGCCGCTTCAGAATACTGGTCTCCCATGCTGCTTTCCTCCTTTCGCCTTAGTAAGCCTTGATGCAGTACACAGCGTCCATGCGTTCAAAGGACGGCAGGACAATTTCAGAGACATAGATGTTGGTGTTGACAGGATGCACGGTCTGCTCGGTGGTAACAGCAACGCCAGTGTTCACAACGGAAACCTGTGCGTTGGAGATGCCAGCCATCAGGTCGGCTTCCTCAGGAGTGGTAACATAGTACATATTGCCCAGAGAGCCAGAAGGAGCCAGCACGACATATCCATCAGGCAGATACCTCTCAGCAGCAGCGGTCTCCTCCGGCTTGAACATCTTGTCATACAGATGGATGCGGATGCCGGATGCGGTTTCGACAACGGAACGCGCTTCGGAATCAACCAGCACAGCGGTGGTGGTCTTCATAACCGTCAGAAAACGGTTCTTGATTTCATCCGCAGCAATCATCTTGTTGAAGGTGTTGGTGTTCATGTAGGCTTCGGTGATAATCTCACCGGTGTTTGCAAGAACGGTGTTTGCGGCATTCTTCATCGTAGCGATGGGGGTTGCGGTGGTGGGAGCGTCCCACTTCTCCTTAGTGGTCAGAGCCTTGTAATTGGACTGCTGCCAAGTGCCGTCCGGGTCATAATCGTAGACGTAACTCACGCCGTTGGATTCGATAGAGATGCCGGGCTTGCCAGTCTTAGGAGCCAGAAGCTGCCACACCATTCGCTCAGGCACAATGCGAGCACCGGTAATAAGCTGTGCGGTATCATCGTAGACACGATTGATAACGTCTGCCGCAAACTCCTGATTGGTAGCCAGAACAGAGATAATCTTGCGGCGGTCTTCCTCGTCAATGTGAGTGCCCTCACGGAAGAACGGCATACTGGTCTCGGTCATCTTGATGCCCTGACGAGTACGGAACGTAGCCTTAGTGTCGAACACGCTAGGCTTCAGCGAAACGCCAACGCCCTTGTGACCACGCAGCCACTTCAGTTCCATGCTGACTTTCTTCCGAGCAGGGAACAGGGCATCAGAAGCATAGGGCTGCGCATTTGTCGGGTCATTCGTCCAATAGGCGGCAATCGCAGCGGGGGAGAAGATTTCATTCAGATTCAGTGCCATAATTTAGTCCTCCTTACTCGCTCTTTGCGCCAACATCAGTACGGCAGAAAACGGCAGGAACAGCCTTTTTCAGAGCGGCAATATCGTTTGCAGAATAGGTAAAGCCGGACAGCTTTGCTTTGTCCACATCAATAACGCCCTGAATCAGCAGTGCGCCATTGGGGTTGACGGCAGGGTCAACGGTGTGCAGCAGAATGCCAATGGCATCGGTAGCTGCGTCAGCAGCGCTGGTGCCAGTAGTGGCAGCAGCTTTCAGGCCAGTCTTTGCCATGGGATAGCCAGCCGGAACGGCATTGGTCTCCTTGACGGTAAAGGGAATGGCAACGTAGGTATCAGCAGCCAGAATAGTGCTTTCAGGAGCCGATACCGGAGTATTGGTGTACTTCATGTTTTCCTCCTTAATGGAAAGCAGTCATTGCGTCGCTCGATGCCTTGTTTGCGTCTGCGCGCTCCTGTGCGAAGCGTTTAGCAAAGGCAACACCTGCGCTATCTGCGCTGTTACCATTGCCATCCGCACCCGGAGGCGTGGGCATATCCTTCAGCAGAGAAGCCTTGTATGCGGCGTCATGGGCGGTCATAAACTCCGACTGGAACTTAAACACCTTGTCCATGTCGCCGTCAGCCAGTGCAGATGCAGCCTTGCCAGCCAGTTCAGCGTCATAACCCTGCGCAACGAACTTTTCACGGTAAGATGCAAGGGTTTTTTCCTTGACAAGTTTTTCCTTGTCGGCAGTCAGGGCTTCAATCTGTTTCTGCATTTCTGCCAGCATGTCAGCCTGTTCCTGTGCGGCATTCTCGTCATCAGTACGCTTTGCTTTGAGCTGTTTCTTGTATTCGGCAGCTTCGCCATTGGCTTTCGTCACGGCGTTACGCAGCTTCTCGACCTCTGCGTTAGGGTCTGCAACCTTTTCCAGCGCAGAAATGATTTCATCGGCGGTCATGCCCTCTTTGTAGGCATCACCAAGCAACACATTGAGTTTCATATCGTTAATTTCCTCCTGCGTTTTTTTACCGTTGCTTCCCTGCAACGCTGCGAAATTTGTATCCCGGCTTCCCTGCCGGAATATATCAGCCCGAAAATTCGGGGTGATTTTTAGTCGGTTACCGGAATATTGCCAAGTCCATACAGAGCCCAATCGATAGCTTTGTGCTTTTTTTCTTTTGTATACTCGCCATCATCGGCACACTTTTCTCTCATTTTTGAGAGAAGAAGCATCACATTGGAAATCTCATCGTCAGTATGAAGAGCCTGTTTCACCATTTTTTTCTCCGTTTTTTATCTCGGCTTGTTTGCCAACCATTTTGCCGGTGTCGGCAATATGGTCAGTCGGCTGTTCTTGCGGTTTCGGAGCTTTGCCATTCTTGCCCAGCTTGCCAGCGGCAATCAGGAAGGGCTTGCTCATTTCGTAAGCAGCCTGCGGGTCAGGGAACAGACCGGGCGTAGTGAACGCCAGCTGCGGGTCAATGCTCTGACTAAGCATCTGTGAAAAAATCTGAACCTTGCTTTGCTGATTATCGTACTGACGGCGTGGCAGCTTGATATTGATGTCACTTGCCATCAGCTTAGAACCAGCCGTGTCACGCAAAATTTTGAGCATCACAGACAGGCTTTGGCGTTCAGCGTACTTGAACATATTCTCGTACTGCTGCGCCCTTGCTTCGGTGTGATTCCAGCCGTTGCGGACGATGACTGCGCCCACGTTGTCGGACGTTGCGTTCTCGCTACCAGTGGCGCTAGGCATGGCAGTCAGGCTGCGGTACACGTTCAACATGGAATCAAGCAGGGTCTGGCTCTGCTGCTGGTCAAGCTCGTTTGCAATCTGTGAGACAGAAGCAGGCAGACCAGCGGTGGACTTCAGACACATTGCGCCAAGTTCCTTGACCTTGTTCAGCGCATCTTCGTCCACAAGGCAGTTGGTAAACACCATGATGGACTGGATGAACTGCGCCACACCGTCCAGCCGGTTGCTTTCAAGGTCGTTGATAGCATCCAGAACAGGGATAGCCGGTTCAAACAGACCCATGCGCTCCGGGTTGAGCTTGTATTCGACCATTGGCAGCATTCCAAGAGAATGATTCTCCGATTTTGTGACCTTTCCGTTGTCGATTTCAAAGTACTGGTTTGGCGTGTACACGCAAATCAGGTCGTTCAGGTCATTTTGATAATTGCGTGGGATGTGCAGCACGTTAGCAATCGGTTTATGCCCGATACCGGAGTTGTAAATCACATACGCCATGTCCGGGTCAGGAACATCCACCAACAGAGGTGTTTCGTCCGGGTAGTTGCCGTTGTACCCCTTATCAGGAAGGACAATGCGGTATCCCTGCCCGCACTCCAACATCCACTGCCAGAGCCGCCGATCAAGCGCATCCTTACCCTCATACTGCAAGGCATTAGACAGCCGGGCGATTTCCTCACCGTCACCTGTTGCCGTTTCAGACCGCACATAAGAGCACGGCGTGCCGCTCATATATCCTGTATAGAAGCCCACACACTCGTTGGCGTGGTTCTCTACAATGCGGTTGGTGATTTCAGCATGGTACTCCTTCGTGCGGTTGAGGACAGGCTGGCTACCCAAGTAGTAGTTGTGCAGAAAGCGAATCTCATTCTTGTTCAGCAGATGAATAGGCTTTGCTTTGCCCATTACCACTTTCAGTACATTCTCCCGATTGATTTCCGTCTCCGGCGTTTCAATCGGTCTGCGTCCAGTCAGCGGATTATTCAAAAATCCGCCAACGACCATCTGATACTCAGCCATGTGTTCCTCCTTTCCGGCAAAATAAAAAGCGCAGCAAGACAAACCTGTTAAGGTCTATCTCACTGCGCTTACAACTGCGCTTCAAAAGCTATTTAGTTCTTAAACTTCGGCACGGAGACCCACGTTTCTTTTGGAAGATTGGAATCTCCAATTGTAATCCAATGGCAAAGGGGGCACAGAAGAGAGAACTTGCCTTCCACTTCGCCAAGATAACGTCCGCAATCACACGGATTGCCGTTTGCGTCTTTTCGAGGACGCTTGCATCTAACTTTTGCTACCATCTGTGCTCCTTTCGTTGGATTTCTGGAAACAGGCTGTTGAGCACAGACCTGTCAGAAGCTACTGGGAAACTGTTCGCACTTCCAGCCGTGCTATTCTTCGCCCGAAGAAAACCATTGCAGCCTTTACATTCAGTTGTTGGACAGACGTAAACGGGTCAGCTGCAATTTTGGTGCTGCATAATGGATTTGAACCAATGTATGTCCGGTTATGAGCCGGATGCTCTAGCCATACTGAGCTAATGCAACATAAAAACCCGGCTTAATTGTTTAACCGCCGCTCTTTGAAATGTCATGCCTAAACATTACATTGAGAGCCGGGAATAGCGGTGGAGGTTTTGTAGAATAAGTCCATGCAAAGCTAGGTAGTTGGTTGTGCTGCGTAACGGAATCGAACCGTTGCTTGCTAGCCGTGGGGGAGACAGGATAGCATTCCCCTTACAATTGGAAACGCAACATATAAAGCCCGGTGAAGGCGAAAGAGTGAGAAAACCTCCACCGGTGAAAGGAGGAATACACTCGTTAACGCGCAAGCGAGTAAAAATGACAAAACCTCGCTACGCCGAGTTATTCCTTAAGGGAAGCTGCAAAACTTCCTGCGTACATTATAAGCCTTGTCAAGTGGTGAAATCAAATAAATAGACCCAGCAAACACAATATATTGTGTTTTTAATCAAAAAGGCCTCTTGACAGGCTCAATTTTACTGATTCCGTTGTACAATTCATCGGCAAGCTGTGCCAGACTATCCGGTGCATCATCGTGCGGAACTTTGCCAAGCTGCGTGAACATCGTCACTTGCTCCATGAACGCTTTGTACTCTTTCGACTGGTGCTTTTCGTCAAGGAAGTAGAACTGCTTGATGTCTGGCGCATACTGGATGATTCTGGACAGCTTGCTTTGACCACTTGGCGCACGCTGGCTACGAACAGAGCAGTGATAGCCCTGCTGCCGGAGCTGGCTGTCCACTACGTCACAGTATTCATCACCGCCGTTGTTGGCTTCGCCGCGCACCACATTGATTTTGTGTTGGATGATTTTGCCCACGACTTCCGGTCTGGTCACGGTCTTATCGCCATTATTGAACACAAGGTCAGGGATGAACACTGCATCGCCATACACATAGGCGATAGGACAGGCGGTAAAGTCCCCGCCACCCCATGCAATATCCATGACCATGAGCTTGCGATCAGGCTCTCCATCAGGCAGAACGCCGTTGAAATACCGCAGTTCATCGGCAAGGAACAGCAGACCTTCACGCACATAAGGCTTGCCCATGTACTTTGCCCACCATGTTGCATCGTCAATGCTGGCTTTCATGTCGGCATAGTAGGCATCATCAAATCCCACGCCGTAGTCATAATTGAAGTTGCTGTGTCCGTTCTCGTCCACAGCGGGAATCACACGAAATCTGTACTTTGGATTATCTGCGTACTGGTTCTGGATGCGTCCCAGAGGGTCAAGCACGTTCCAGCGTGTGCCGACCATTAGTTCCAATGCGCCTTGCTTCTTACGGTCTTTCAACTGGTTCAAATAGGCATCGTACTTGTTGTTCAGACGCTCTACGTTCAGGCTTTCCTCCAAGTCCTCAATCAAGTCATCGCTGTACAGAACGCCGCCCTCGCCGATTTCAACAGCACCAGTCAACGTACCGCCGATGGAACGACAAGTCAGGGTGGGGAAGCGTTTCTTCCGATTCAGGTCAACGCTTTCGTCCTTTGCGCTTTTGTCCACAAGCTGAACGTCAGGGAAGATTTTGCCCCAGTTGTAGGTAACAGGGTCAGTGATGATGGACAGCACTTCGCCGTAGAAGCCGTTGGTCAGCTTGTCAGAATGTCCGCTCATAACCGATGCAACGTCAGGGCGGTTGCCCATCAACCATGTGATGAAAAAGATGCACAGGGTACTATTATGGGTGGGGATCAGCCGCTTACCAGCGCAGTATACGCCACCCTCAACCTGAATGCAGTTGCCCTGCTTCGGCTCGATGCGCTCAAACCCGCAAAATGCCACACGGCGAGGTTTGGAGAACTCCTTTAACTGCTTGCGAAGAACAACGCAGGGAATAGGGCAGGTAGGATTAAAAGAGATGGAATAGACTGTCAGATTGCCTTTAATGCCACTAGATGATACACGAGGTGGATATTCAACTACGCTGCATCTCCATCCAAAGGTAGAAACCAGCGTGACAAAATCATCTCTCATTTGCGGTTCTGTGGTAGAAAAAGCGTACCGATGCTCTTTTGCCCGTAACGTACCGTCTGTATCGAGCAGACCAGCAAGCAATTCCATGCGCTGTGCAATGCTGGCTGTAAAGTATTCTTCTGGGATATGCTTCACGCAGCGGCGGTGACTATGGCACATATCACCCTTTTGAAGTGCTTGCCGCAAACCAGAGAATCCGTAGTACTCAACACCAGTGTCCTTGTGAACCGTATGCCAACTAACCGGGTATCCATCGTTAATGACACGCTCGACAATCGCTCGATCACAAGGCGGTTCGCAAATGTCCGGGTGTTGGTTGCGACCATCGCCAAGCCAAGCCCCCAACGTATACGGCTCGACGGGCAGTTTCTTATACTCTCCCTCAACGAAGTTTTTGAACGGAACCTGATAGCAGAATCTTATACCGTCCTTCGTGTCGGCAACATAATCCTCCATCATCCGCTTGGTTTCGACCACGTCAAATCCGTTCTTATGTCGGTTAAAGACCGGCCACTCGTGGTTTTCGTGGCAGTCAATGTATGTGCCGTCAGAGAAATGGCAGCGCACATTAAGCTGGCACTTAGGCGAAACTGCCAGCACCTTTACAAACTGACCTTTCGGGCTGATGACTTCATCACCAACCTGCAAATCGCCGTGATTCTTCCACCCACTTCTTGTTAAAATCGGTGTATCATCACTCAAAGCCTTTCCGACGCGAGCCGGAAGACTGACCCCCAAGAAATCTATCCGCTTATAGAACAAGTCCTCTAGGTCGTCTGCCAGCACTTTCAGCACTCTGCGTCTTGGCTGATAGAACTTCTTCTCTGGCGCACGATTCCATTCAAGGTAGATACAATAGCTGTCGAACACATCCTTTGCTTCAAACAGATACGTCCGACTGATAATGTCATAAATCTTCGCCACGTCTTCGCCTGTTTTCATCTTGCCCATCATGGCTGCACAGACAGAGCGTAGCTCGCCAGAGTATTTGTAGGCATCGAACCGCTTGTCTTGCGACAGAGCATCTCTCAGGTTCACGACCGCCTGAAACCAGTCCTCGTAGACCTGTGCTTCTGTCGGATTCTGCTTTGCATACGCTTTGATGCTGTCAATGATGGCAATGCACTGTTTTGGCTGCATAAAAAATAGGCACCCCCTACCTGAAAATGTAAAGAGTGCCTACAACTGCACAAAAATTGAATATTCGGTTTTATAATGCTGTTTTCGGAAAATTATTTGCTAAAATTCGTTTTAACAGATGGAAAGTGCGATTTATTTGACCTCTTCCGCAAGCTGGTTTAGCCTGCGTTTCAGCTCGTCTGCATCGTAGTACAAAGCGTCTGCGATGGCATTGAGAATGTCGATTTTGTCGGTGTAATCGCACAACGTTCCAATGAGCTTCAAACTCTGATCTGACAATTTTACAGTTTTCATGCTGTTTTTCCCTTCTTATTCGGTTTTATTCCAGGTGCGAACAATGTCACCTGTTCTGTTCAGCAATCCGATACCATGTCTGGCGGGTCACACCAAGCTGTTTGGCGGCATCGGTGACGGTCAGCAGACGTTTTTCCACCTGTTCATGTAGAACATCAAAGAGGTTGCGGTCGTACTCGGTGGGCTTGCGACCTTCCTTGTAATCGGGGCGCTGGCTGGCGATTTTCTTGCCCTCTCTGGTACGTTCAACAATCATGTCACGCTCAAACTCTGCAAAGGCAAGCATAACAGTCCGAATGACTTTTCCAGTAGGGGAGTTATTCATAACCCCCATGTTCAGGATGTTCACCGAAATGCCCCTATCAATGAATTGGTCTATCAGTTCAAGGCCATTCTTGGCAGAACGAGCAATACGGTCAAGTTTCGCCACGATCAGCGTGTCTCCCGGCTGGATTTCAGCCATCAGCTTGTCAAGTTCAGGCCGGTGCAGCTTCGTTCCGGTGTAAACATCCGAAAAGATTTTCTGTGCGCCGTTGGCTTTCAAAAGTTCAGACTGGGCTTCAAGGCTATTGCCGTCAATCGCCTGTCCAGCAGAACTGACACGAGCGTAACCGTAAATCATTCAGAATCACCGTCTCTTTCAAGAACTTTAAGAACAAACTCATCCGACGCAACATCAGCACCAATAGGCTGAATCACGATTTGGTATTTCATTTCTTCCAAAAGCATCGCCATTGTGGACAGCTTCAAATCATCCGCATTAACACGGTTTGTCACATAAGAAGAAACTTCATATTTCATTTGCCTTGCAAGAGATGCAGAAGTATATCCTCTGATTTTCATAACGGAGCGAAGAATGTCCCCGGAATTGACTTTATTTTTGGTAGCGCCGCCCTTTTTCTTCTCTGCCATTTTTACCAAACCTCTCTTTCGATTTGATTATAACACATTCTCATGTTAATGTCAACACATTCTTATGTTTTTTATTATCACTAGGTTGGAAGATTTCCGGTAAACTTTTTTATAGCTTTACGAATTGTATATTCTTGTTAGTGCCTTACGAATTATCGAAAAATACACTTCAGACAACTGCCATTAAAGTAAACTAATTTGTTTACAAAAGCACTATCAAATAACGTAAATTTACGTTAGAATGCGTAAAAATCAGAAATATCTGATACAAATTATACAAATTGGGCTGTTGACAACTATATACCAAGCGTCTATAATCTAAGACAGCAGAACACACGATGAATCAGCCAGCAACGGCAGATTTATCCTTTGTGGCATAAAAAATAGGCCATCAGCACCACCGACCAAAGTTGCACTGATGACCTATTCCACCACAAAACAGAAGCTGCGCAACCAAGGGCGCAGTCTCGGTTTCTGTCAATTATTATAGCAGAAGCAGATCGCTTCTGCAATAGAAAGGAGCAAAAACATGAACTTTCCTACAACAACCGAAGAATTTCTGAAAACCTTCGCACACGGAAAAGAACCGACCAGCGAGGACAGGGAGTACGCAGAAGCGCTGGGTAAGCTGTCCGAACTGAACTACCGGGCAGGGTACGAAGCCGGAGCAGCCAATCAGAACGGAAAAATCTGATGCCCGCACTAGTGAACACAATATATGGGGTGTATTTTCTTGACATCCTAATATTTTGCGGTTACACTTATTGCACAGCAAAACGAAAGGGGGTGAATGTGTATGAGTAGTCCTTATGCAGAGCGTTACGGTCACACCGTTACCATCAGCGTGACGGAGCGGCAGTTTGCAAGCTTGCAGGAATACTGCATCAAGAACCGGGTGTCCATCTCTGCTGCGTTCCGTGAAGCATTCTTTACGCTGCATCCGATGGATTCTACCAATGAAAACGAAAAATGATACGCTCGCTCAGGTCGGCAAACTTTAGCGAACGTATCATCAAAACCACTGGAACAAGCTGTTCCAGCCTTATTATAGCAGGAATTGGCTTGTTCCGCAAGAACCATAGGAGTTTTTATGGAACAAAAGGTTAAATATGCTATCAATCTTATCAGCGAAAACGGACAGGTTGTCGTTTCCAGCCGTGAAGTAGCAGAACATTTCGGCAAGGAACACAAGCACGTTCTGGATGCCGTCAAGAATCTCGTGGCCGAAAATTCGGCCACCAAATCCATGTTCTACGAAACCACGTTTGAAAATCGTGGCAAACAGTACCCGATGTACCTCATGAACCGGGATGGATTCAGTTTACTCACGTTTGGCTTTACTGGCAAGGAAGCCCTTGAATGGAAGCTGAAGTATATTGACGCTTTCAATCAGATGGAGCAGAAGCTCACCAACCCGGAGCCTGAATCGACAGAGATGCTGTTGAGCCGCGCCCTGATTGCCGCTAACAGTGTTATCGACACGGAGCGCAAGAAAGTAAAGACTTTGGAAGCGGAAAACGCCAAGATGAAGCCCGATTCTGACTACGCAAAGGCTATGCTGCTCTCTGATGAAAGCCTGACTACCACGCAGATTGCCATGAACTACGGCATGAGTGCACGAAAGCTAAACCAGATTCTTAGAAGGCTTGGCATCCAACATACTGTGAACAAACAGTGGATCCCTTATCAGAAGTATCTTGGCAACGGATACGTTGTCGGGCACCCGATCGAGCTGCCGAACGGCAAAACGAAAGAGGTCACCCGCTGGACGAGAGCCGGTCAGAAGTTCATTTACAGCAAGCTTAAAGAAGCAGGCTATCTGCCTGTTGGCGAGCAAATCAGAATGGAGACGTGCTGATGGACTACTCGGAAGAAATGTTTCGGCTACAAGCTGAGAATGAAGAGCACAAAGCCGTTTTAGAAAAAAGCCATGAAATCCTTAATCAGGCATTAGAAATCATCATGCCAGAGGATAAGCGGTCAAGGGAAGTTGTAAGTGTAGCGCTAGCAACGTCCGTACAGCATTTTTGCGAGGACAGCTATTCAATGGGATACAATGATTGTTTGCTCGACATTCTCATGGAAAAGGAAGAAGTCAGCGCTCCTATCATGTTCCCAACACTTAAATCGTAAATAGCCCATAAGAAAAGCCAGTGGTTAGAGAACATCTAGCCGCTGGCTTTTTGTGTTATGCGTTAATCTTGAATAGCAACCACTTCATAAGAGCTATAACCAGTAAATCCACTCAATGGATAAAGCTCAAACGATGCTGTTTGGCCCGAAGCAAGGCTGTCCATGATGTAAGTATACTCACCGCCAACAGGAACTTCATTGCCTTCGGTGTCTTTCATTTTGTAAAGAACAATGACCTTGACTGCATTGCTTGTAAACTGGCTATTGTTTGTAACCTGTCCAGTGAATCGCAAATCATAGCCGGAACCACGTTTGGAAACATTTGTAACAGCAAGTTCGCCAGCACGAACAATCTGATTGGCAGGGCTTGCTTCGTGAACGTTCCAATTCTCTGCGCTTGTCGTATACTCAATTCTTGTCGGCTTAACACCATCGGAATCAAAAGCGATATAATCGCCATACCAATAAGAATCACCCTCGCCAACCCAGTCCAGCGTTTCAGAATCGGTCTTTAAGACGGAGCCATCTTCGCCGTATACCGTGACATTCAGCGAAACAAAATCAACTGCCCAATCGGTGTTGGGATTTTCAACCAGAACTGCGTAAAACACATAGTATCTCGTTTTGCCGTATTCGTACTTGGTTTCAAGATGGCTATGGGATTCTTTGATCGTTATGGGTTGCACCTGTGTTGCATTAGTCTCTTCCAGCTCAATAGGAGCAGACCATTCATCGGGTTTCGTTGTTGCCATTGCGCTAATAGGCATGGCAAGCATCATAACCGCTGCTAGAGCCGCCGCAATGATTCTCTTTCTCATTTTTGATTCTTCCTTTCTTTGGCTAAAATTTTATATAACGCTTGAAATACCATGTGCCATAAGATACACACCAAAAACCAAAAAAGCGGCGCCGATAATAACGCCCCATATTGAAGCGGCAATCTTTTCGTTCTTTTCTCTCTTTTCTTTGTTCTTGTCATTCTTTTGGTCCATTACAGATTCCTCCCTTTCAAGGCTTGTAAGGAAAGTATAGCACAGAACGTAGACCCTTTGTAGGGGTCTTTTTGTTTTTTGCGCGGAATTTTTTGGAACTTTGAGGTAGGGGGTGGTGTTTTTTGAGCCTTTTTTATTTTTTCGGTGGTGACGGGAATGACCGGGCGGGGCTGGGCGGCGGCTATATACCCCGCCGGTGACCCCCTGCCAACCACAGCGCACCCGGAACGACTGAGCAGCACAGGCGGCAGGGCAGACCATGCCAAAACCAGGGCAGACCACACAAGGCACGACACACACACGCCCGGACGCTGGACACGCTGCAGCGGTTTGCACTCAATACCAGATTGCCCACGCCGGGCAGATCGTAACGGTGCGGGACGCTGGAGGGCGTGGAGTGTGTACGAAACTGAGCAGATTTGTACACACTCAAACATGAACGATTTTTAACACAAGAATGTGTGCAAAACCATTGACACAAACACAAGAATGTGTTACTATATAGACAACACAAGAACGTGTTACACCACCACCAAAACAGGAGGACAAAAACCATGAAACTAGAATTCAGAACCAAGAACACCGCATACGGTACCGCACATTATCTGTGCATCGACACAAACGCAAAGACCTTTTCCCGCGTCCCTGACGGTTGGGTATCTAAAGACGTTCCTGTTGTAGCAAAGCGTGATATGGACGCGATTAAAGCTCAGGCCATTGCAGACGGGTACAAGGAGGTTTAAGCCATGACAAAAAAGGACAGAGTGCAGATTGTCGAAAACGCAATCAATGAGTATCTGGTAGCCAAGCGCAGCGGAAACGCCGACACAATCAAAACCGCCGTTAATGGCATGGAAAACGTTTATATTATGATGTGTAACGATTGTATCCCCGGCATTGAAACACTCCGGGAGCTGATTTTAGAGGTGCAATAAAATGACTAGATCGGACGAATTGAACGCAGAAATCAGAAATCAGGCCGTGCGCCTGTATCCCAAGTGTGCCGGGCTCTTTGAGCTGCCATTGATGGTATATACTCAGATTGTAGCGGACAACTTGACCCGCTCCAAGCCCTACCGCTTGAGCGTTGAGCGGTGTAAAAAAATCATTCTGGCAATGCCTGAGTTTGACTAATGGAGGGTTTGCAACATGATTACTTTGGACTTTTCCCAGTGGGCTGCAATCTGGTATGTTGGCGGCATGATCTCCGGCGCGCTTGTAATGATCGCGTTTTTAAACAGCTGAGGGGGCGCACAAAATGACATACACGGCAAATAAAAAGGCATACGGCCTATTGGAATCCCTTGCATATTGGATGGCTGAGATCTCCTATTGCAGGGAAAAAGACCCGGACGACGTCGGATTTTTGGACAAGGCAGACAAAACAATTCATTTTTTGTTTGGTCAGCTTGACCGGGCGGGCGTCCCATTTTGGGCGCAAAACTCAGCGCTTGCGATTGGTGAAAATTGGAGGGAGTACGAAAAACGCAACCTTAGAACGCTATTTGAAAACAAGGGAATTTTTGAGGTTTAAAAAATGACAATTGATATTTACAAGCCGGAACTTGCTGCAGAGTATCGCGGCAACGTGAAAGCTGCTATTAACGCCGGTGCTTATAGCATATGGAATGCAGAACGCATTACAGGCGCTTTTAATTTTGGGCACGGTACACAGGCCGATTTTGAGCGGCACAAAAAAGCAAATTCTGCCTTTCATCTTTTTATGGAGGTATAAAAATGTCTGATTTTGAAAAAAGAATAAACGAGTATAGGGAAAACAAGCGGCTCAATAGCAAGCTTTTGAAGACGCTGCACCCGGATGTATACGCAGAATGCAGCACCCGCACAAACTACAAGCGTTTCAGCGTGGTATAAAAAGGGGGGTGCAAGCTGTGATTTTGTCCACACTTCTGTTTTTCTTCTGGTTTTTCAGCGCCTTGTTTAAGGCGTCCAAATAAAAAGCATCCCACCCGGCCAGTAATGACCGGGTTTTTCTTTTGCCTTGCATCGACACGGTGCAGGGCTTTTATTTTGCCCGGCGGCGTATCAGCCACACACAAGCGTTCACAGCAGATTTTCTGCTATCAATGCAATTATACAGCCAAAACATCAAAAGCGTTTACAGGGCTTTACAGGGGCATTTCCGTTAATTTGACCCATTCCAGCGCACACAATACAGCAGCCACACAAGCGGCCTATGCACCACTTGCGCCACGCTGGAGGGCATACCGTCAAGTGCAGCCCCTCCACCGATACCAGATACCACCGCCACGCCCGGACGCTGCACAGCTTAGCACAGCCGCCCTATTATAATAATGTATATAAGGGCGGCAGCATATCGCAGACCATGCCAGCCCGGAGGGGTCAGCGTCTCCACCTGTACCGGGTCAGCTTGGCGGCGTCTCGATGCTTCCCGCACCCGGCGGGGCAGTCCAACGGCAGGGGCGCGGCGGGCGGAACCATTGACGGCTACCGCCGTATCTCTTTTCGGGCTTTCGCCCGATAACCAATAGAGGTCAGCAACAGTCGTAGCGTTCCGGCTGGAATAGTCGTAGCCGATAGTCGTAGTTTCTCCCGGCGAATAGTCGCGGAATAGTCGTAAAGTCGTCAGATGACTAGCTTTTGAAAGCCCTATATATAGTAACGAGCAGTCAGCTGATAGTCTCAGAGTAATAGTCGCAGCTTTTTCTTTCGAGTCTTCGTCAAATAGTCGTGTATTTTTTGTGTGAAATAGTCGTTCGCCTTTTAGGAAAATGGAGATGCGATAGTCGCTAAGCCATCAGACCTCCACAAAATCAATATATGTCAAGGCACCTATCCATTTTAATCTTTATTACATTACCTCAAAACATTTAACCATCGTACTTATTATAATAGCCGCAAATAATTACTCAATCTTTTTAACTATTATTCTACCGTAATAGTCGCATCATCCGATTCGGCTCGTTCTTTTCAAATTTAATTACCGACAACTGCAATCATATCATACCAACCAACTAGGATTACTCATTCGACAAATATCTCAATACTTTTAACTATTCAATAAGACTATCCGACCGCTCAGACGCTTTCAATTTGTAATCAACCGCTCATACAGCTATGCAACATTTATACATATCCAACCGACTACAAAATGAAGTCAATTCTCCATGTGAAATAGTCGTAGATGGTGATAGGTCAGATGCTGCTACTCTTTACAGGCTAGATGCCGTTACCGTTGGAGGTCACCCGGTCGGCGCGGTGCGCCGGACGATAGAGGGTGACGTAACGTAGAGGTCAGATAGACGGTATGCCCATATTCAGCCAATAGAACTTGACGGCAGATGTTGGTCACGGTCTGCTCTGCTGGCTAACGGTGTAGCTTTGGAGATAGAGGGTTGTAGGGGGAAAGAACCTTTACAAACAATTGAACTCTGGTTCACTGTACTGTTGCTTCTCTTGCTCTCTGTCAATCCACATATCAGCAAAGGCCTTCCAGTTTGTTATAGGCTTTCCGGTCTTGGTCATCCAGCCTGTTCCCTCATAGTAGTTCATAAACCTACTGGCAAGCCTGTTCTCACATCCAGCATCCAAAAAATACTCGCTCACATCCTCGAAGTCCGGCGTGCTGGCGTTCCCATCGGGCGGGTCGCCCGCTTTCTTAATAACTTTTTTTCTTTTCTTTTCTTCTATATTAAGGAGGTGAACGATTGTTCCCCTCACAGGTGAAGTATCGTTCCCCTCAGAGGTGAATGATTGTTCACCTCCCTTTTCGCTCTTTGACGATTCTTCCGGCACTTTGACGTATATCTTATCGGGCTTGTTCTTGCCTTCACGCTTGCGCTCGATCAACCCGGCTTCTTCCAGCTCTTTCAGAGACTTCTTGACCCATCGTTCTGTGAATCCAGTATCGGCAGCAAGGTCTTTGATGGGGTACACGATGTATACTCGCCCTAGTTGGTCAGCAAACTTTCCGCTTCTGCTTTCCCTCTGTGACGACCTTGCACGATTGAACAAATAAACGTAAACAATTTTCTCTGTTTGGCTAACGCCAATAGTCGAGAGGAATCGAGGGTAGACCATGTACCCATTGACCTTTGTATCGGCTGTCATGTACTGCATTTTTTCCTCCTACAATAGTCGTAGACCTCTACAATGCGCTCACAGCCCCGTAGAGCCGTGCCAGAGCCGTTTTCCGTGTTCAGTCGATAAGTTTGCCGTCTGACCGCTAAAAGCGTTTGTAGGGCTTCTGTGCGCGTATATGCAAAAGGCTGCCATTGCTGACAGCCCATGTGCTCAATCCATCCAAGTGTACTCTTGGAATCGTTGAATCTGCTTGTTAAACGTGATGGGAAGGTCGCCTATCTCGCCTTCTTTGTTCTTGCTTAGCCGGAACAGGTACTTGTCGGGGTTGTCGCCGGACAGAAGGATGATTGCATCAGCGTCCTGTTCAATCTGCCCGCTCTCTCGCAAGTCGGAGTTAGTAGGCGTTGCTCCGGGCTTGGATGGGTTTCGATTGAGCTGTGCCAGTGCCACCACAACAATGCCTGTGGTCTGTGCCAGTTCGTGCAGGGCAATGGATATAGCTGTAATGGCGGCATATCTGTCCTTTGCGCCTGTTTCGTGGATGAGTTGAAGATAGTCTACGAAGATGACTTGAGCCTTTTTACGGAGAGCCTGAGCCTTCATCCACGCCACGTTCTTTCCGGCAGCGGAGCGGATATATAGAGGCATCTTTATGTTCTTTGCCTGTCCGTCAATCTCATTCAAGCTGACCGCCTTATTTTTCACCGTGTCCAGAGGGCAGTATATTTGATTGGCCATCAGACGTGCGCCCAGCTTGCGTTTGCTTGTTTCTAAGCTGAAATAGTACACGGTATAGTCCTGCTTTGCCATGCTTGCTGCTATTTGCAGAGACAGGGCTGTCTTGCCAGCAGACGGTCTGCCGCCGATTATGATGAAATCGCCCGGTGAGATGTGCAGCGCTTCATCCAGACGTTCTAGGCCTGTCTTGATGTACACAGGTTTCTCGTCCATGTGAAGCACATAGTCGTTCAGCACATCCTCGTATGTCCACGCATCTTCTTCCTCATCTTTCAGGCTCATTGCTTCGCCCATCTGCTGGTAAATGTCTGATAGATCAGAATAATCGGTAAGCTCGCTGGTCATCTGAAATGCCAGGCCTTGCACACGAGTGAGTGCAGCCTGTTCTCTGATAAGCTGTGCCCAACGCTGCATCTGCTCCCTGTCAATTCGTACACACTCTGATTCACAGGTTTGTACACACGCCAAGAGCGTCTGCGCTACGTCTGGATGCTGCGTGTTTATCTCAACTATATCTATCTTACCCCTAGCCGTCCAATAGCCCTTAACAGCCGCAAAAGCGTCTCTCAGCTCAGGTCTGAACAAGTCAAGTTCAAGGTCTGGTATGATTTCATCCACAACGCCCGGCTTGCAGAGCATCAGCGCACCGATAAACACCGTTTGAACGTCCATTGTCATAGTCTATGAAACTCCATCTCCGTACTTTGCTCGTACTGGTCATCCTGTTTCAATGCGTAAATGTCCTGCCATCCAGCATAGATGCTCTGGTCAAGGATAGCTTTCCAGTCATGCCGATCAAACTTTTCCAGCTTGTTGCAGAGCATCTGCTTTGCCCGGTCTGTCATAGGCTTTTTGATTCTTGTACGCATCTGTGCGAACTCTTGCAAGTATTCCAGCAGGGCTTTATCGCCATGAGCAAAGTCTGAGAAGATGTCAGGTTTCTTTTTGACTGCACTCTCCGGCAGGGTCTTGACGTTCATTTGACCGTCAATTGATACAATTGGCTCATTGTCATCTGACTTTGAACTCATAGATGAGCTGACTTTCATCTCATTTATGACATGAGGATGAGATGACTTTCGTGTAGACCATCCTTTTGACGCAATATCGCTTCTTTTTGATTCTTCATCGAGCAGATGTTTAATCAAAATGAAACAAGATTCTGCTTTTTTTGAGTTCAAAGTTGCGTCTTTTTCTTCAAAAACGTATGCACAGATTGCATCGTAGAGTTCCAACTTCTCTTTACTTTTGAGT